ATGGAAACAATTGGCCAATGGTCAACATTATTAGTTTTTCTCGCAGCTCTTGCCCTTTTTATTGCGACAATATTGGTGCCGATTTTCGTTATACTGATCTATTTCAAACTGAACGAAATCCACGCCTTTCTTCGGCGCGCGGCTATAAGCCCGGAGAAACAAAAGCAGATCGAAGAAAAGCTTGATCAGTACCGCAGAAGAAAAAAATAGGAGGGGGGACATCATGAAAAAAATAATCTTTATTAAAAAATAATGGAGGCGGGAATGTCTGAAGAAAATCTGCTCAGTCAATATAACGGCGATGTTTACTTATATTACGGCGATATAAACAGAAAAGGATACAGCTCTCTCTCTCAACTTTTCGAAAATAAAACCGAAAAAAAACAAAAAGCCTGCCTTGTCCTTGTGACGCTTGGAGGGGATCCAAACGCTGGATACCGCATAGCCAGAGCAGCAAACCACCATTATAAAAACTTTGAAATTCTCATACCTGACATTTGTAAATCAGCCGGGACTCTTGTCTGTATCGGGGCTAAACGTTTAATCTTTGGTGACCGAGGAGAGTTAGGACCCCTTGATATTCAACTATCAAAACCAGATGAAATGTTCGAAAACATGTCTGGTCTTGATATTTTACAAGCGATCAGCGCACTTGAGACAGAACTCCTAGATTCATTCAGACGATATTTTGTCGACATTCGTGCCGGAAGCCAGATTAAGACAAAAACGGCAGCAGAGATTGCCACTAAACTTGCTGACGGGTTTATCGCCCCAATCGCATCAAGAATAGACCCAGTAACTCTTGGCGAACACCAAAGAGCAATGCAAATAGCCTTTGAGTATGGAGAACGCCTGGAAGAAATGGCCGACTCATTAAAGGAGAACGCGCTTCGCACCCTTGTTGGCGACTATCCTTCTCACGGTTTTGTCATCGACAGAAAAGAAGCCGGAACATTGTTCAAGAATGTTTCATCTCCTGACGAAACAACTATCGACATTTACAACATGTCCCGTGATATACTCGAAAGAGAACGATATCCGGATCCAGTTATTGTTATTGATTTGATCGATCTTTTAACAACCCATGGCAACTCTTTGCCACAGGAGGAAGGAAATGAAAAAGATGGTCCTCATGACAGAGGAGAAGAGGGAGACGTCCAGGAGGATGATGGAATCGCAGCTGTCCAAAGCGAGACAAATCAGCCGGATGGCATCATCGAACAACCTGGCAACGAGCATGTCGAAAAGCAAGCAAGCACCGACAATCAAGGTAACGAGCACAACCAAGACAAAGAATTAAAAAAAGCAGAATAACTATCTCAGGCCCCGTCTGCAATTAGCAGATGGGGCTTTTTTGTTGAGCACATGACTGCAGCTATCTACATCCGCAAATCACGCGAGGACAAAAATAAACCCGCGCACCGGCTCACCGTGCAACGCCAACAACTGCCGGACTATGCCATGGCCCAGGGCTGGACACCGATCGTTTACGACGATGGCCACGCGTCGGCCGCCAGGGGCAAAACCGAGGACCTGGAAGAGCGCAATCGCCTCGAAGCCGACATCAAAGCCGGAAAAATAAACATCATCCTGACCATAGAACTGTCGCGCCTATCCCGCGATGACTCCATGCAAGACTATACCGCCTGGTTGCACCTGTGCAGCCAGCATAACGTCAAACTGGCGACCATGAGTCGCACTCTGGACCCGGCCCAGCACAGCGACTGGATGTTGCTGCTTATGGAAGGGGGATTTTCCAGCGTCGAAATGAAAGTTCTGCAAGGCCGCATGGCCGAAGGGAGAAAACAGGCCATCCGCTCAGGGAGATACATCTGGGGCAATCCACCGACCCCGTATGTCAAAAATCCCGCAACCGGGGCCATAGAAATTGACCCAGATCAACGAACACAGGTCGACGCGATACTCACCATGGCCGAAACCATGAGTGTCCACCGCATCGTCCAGCAAACAGGATTGCCCCAGATCAAAATCCGGCGCATGATCAGCGATGACCGCCTGCTGTTTTACCTGGGGAAGATCCTCGATCCGGACAGCGGAGAAGAAATCGACGGCCAATGGCCGCCCCTGATCGATGCCGATCGAGCCACCACTATCAGGCAGGCCAGGCGCACCCGCAAACCCTACGGCAAAAACCGCGAAGCCGGAGGCCTGCTATCCAACCTGGACGGCCTGCTGCAATGCGGATACTGTGGTCGTACCGCCAAAGCCTGGCGTAACAGCCGGATCAAAAACGACGGCACCCGCAACAACTATTACGGCTGCAGCCACAGCTGCCAGAAATCGCGCCTGGTGCAACAGAAGATCATCGATGACAAAGTTATCACCAACCTGCTCGGCACACTCAAAAAAACCGATCACCTGGCCGAGGCCTGGACCAAAAACAACACCGCCGGCGATATCCCCGGACAGCTCGCCGCGATCGACAGCGAAGAAACCGACCTGCTCGAAAAAAAACAACGCCTGATCCAGGCCATCACCGAAGGCGTGATCAGCTTCGCCGACGCCAAAAACACCCGGCAACAGATCGAAAACAACCTGTCAGCCCTGCAGCTGCAACGCCGAAAAATACAAGCCAGCAGACAACCAGAACCCGACTGGCATGATCTTCAGAAACGCGCCGCCAAATGGCCGCTGATGACCGAAAAAGAACAACGCGACTTCCTGCAGATTAACCTCGCCGAGATCCGCATTTATTACAACTATGCCCTGGTCAGCTACCGCTATCCCCGAACCCTGGACGGAAATCAAACCGCCCGGGTCCACCTTCCGGAGCCATACAAACCATCAACCAGAAAGCCCCGCGCTACAAACCGCAACACAGCGAAATAACATCACTTTTAATACTTCATCAAAAAAGACCAAAAACCATTTGTAGCCACAAAAACAAAAAAAACCAACAACTTAAAGTAGTTGATGGCTTTATGATCTAAATCGAGCTCTCACGCTCTACCAACTGAGCTAAGAGGGAAGATCATGTGTCCGCTAAGTGTTAGCCTTTACTGCTTTTTTAACTGTTTTTTGGCTACAAAATCAGCCAAAAACAGGGCAAAAAAGGCTGTAGCGGAAACGCTGGAAAGTTATATCTGAGCGTGGCTTGCGTGTCAATAAAAATTATTATTCCAGCAGAGCAATATAGTCATCGATGCTGTGATCTTTGATGCTGTCGCCCCATTTGAAGCGGGTTATATTTTGCCAGATCTCGCCAAAACCGTACCACCAGGGCGGGGCGATCACCTGGCCGCCTTGTCCTGACCCGTCGAACCAGACCGGCTGGTCGACATGACGCCAGCGCAGCATTGTCGGCACACGACAAACAAGATCGCTGTCATTGATAAGGCGATAGCTGCGACCCTCAAAAACAGCATTATACGCCGCGGCAAATTTGCGATCACCGACGCGCGGGCTGCCGAAGGTATAGACCGCTGCGATATCAAATCCCTGGCGATCGAGATCGAACGCCGCAACTGTTGCCAGTGCCGCGCCCAGGCTGTGCCCGGTGATAACGATATCAGCCTGGCCAGCCAGGTCATTGACGTGGCCCAGGACATGCCGGCGGATCTTCTGATAAGCTCGATAAAAGCCCTCATGAACCCGATGCCCGTTGAAGGTGATTTTTTTGACGTTGGCATCGGTGATCCAGTCGCGCAGCGACGTTGTCCCGCGAAAAGCGATAAACAACCGACCCGCAGACCGAGTGATAACCGCTTCCGTTTCATCGCAGGCCAGGAAAACATAGCCAGGATCGCGGCGGCTGTCCGCATAAGCCAGCTTTGATGCCATGGCGCATTGAAGCGCGAGTTCTTTATCATACATTTATCAACCCCGCTTTCAGGTCAGGATTTACTGCCCGGCCGACAGGCCCCGGATCAGCGCGCCGGTCAGTGCGTTGGCCAGCTCGGTATCGCCGCGGCTGTTGTCCGCCCCTCCTGTTGCCCCGCAGGCCTGCCCCGTTGCCGTGTCAAAAGCCTTAAACGCCGATGTATAGCTGGCCTTGCACAGCGTTCCGTCAGGCTGTGCTGTTTCGACGCTGAACGATGCGCATCCTGAGAGCATGACGACAGCCAAGCAAAAAACCAAAAAGACAAAGAGCGCGCGCTGATATTTTTTTATCAATGATTTCATCGTGTTTTACCTCTCTTTATGGCCGGTTTATATCGGACACACTGGTCATTAGGGCAACTGCCATCTTCGGGTCTTAAAGTATGTCCACATTCTGGGCAGCGAAAATCGATCATAATCCATCCAAACTTGACAACTGCCCATCCTGCGATAATGTGTAAATTGAACTGTTACACTCACGAATGGAGGGGCTTATGCGCACGATTATTTCCCTGTTTCTACTGCTGTCCGTTGCATCCGTATCCCATGCCGCTGTGATCGATGGCGTCCCGTCATGGCAAACAAACGGCGGGGCAGGGGCCGGAGCGCTGCAAATCCTCGGCTGGTACGATCTTCACGGCTACGACAACCTGTTTGCCGCCGAAGGCGAAAATATCTACACCCAGGGCGCTCTGCTCGCTGAACTCCAGGATTTCGACAGCTTCCTCAACATCAATCAATGGGGCGGCGTCGATGGCCGGGACATTCCCCCGGCTGTCGAGGACTTTGCAGCGTTCAAGGGCTACAACTTTGCCGCCGAATACATCACCTTTTTCTTCTTTTCCTTTGAAGATTTCATGGCCGAAATTGACGCTGGACGCCCGGTCAGCATTACCACGGACAACACCGAAACAGGATTTATCCCGATTGAAGTGGCAGGTGTCGGCTATGACATGATCGACGGAGTTCCTCATTATGGGTTTATTTCCTCTCTCACTGGGCTGACCGATATCATCTGGAAACCATGGATCGAAGGATCGACCGAGTACGCTTGGGGAGTCACGGACGTCATGACCATCGCTCCACAAGCCGCCCCGGTCCCTGAACCATCGACCGTACTTCTGTTCAGTGTTGGAATCATTGGATTGTCCCTCCGATGGAGACTGCGCCAACCTTCTTAAATGTTCTTTCCGTCAACGTAATCGAATCGCTCAAACTGGATGATATGTTGTTAGCAGCATCCATCGCCCAGGCGTAAAGGGTTTTGCTGCCATAGCTGGAAAATGTGTAGCTGGTCTGTGCGCTTGATTGCCAGTCTGGATCTGATGTGCTCGGAGTTGTGGCTGATTCGTTCAGGAGGTAGTCAGTCACTGCGACATTATCCGTTGCAGTGAAGGTGTTGACTGAAACGGTTAAAGATGATCCAGTGGCCGGAATGTCGAATGCTGTGACTGTCGGGTCTGTTGTGTCTGCGCTCTCATTGACCGCCCAAACACCAAGCTCATCTATCCACATTGACTCTGATACTGGAGCACCGTCACCAATATAAGGGGCAAGGGCTATTTTGTCCCATGTTGCCCCTTCATATTCGCCAGCGGCGTATAGGACACTCTCGCTCTCAATCGCTAAATCTTCGTCTACCCAAAGACGCATAATTCCATCAAAATTAGCCGTCCCAGATGTAAAAGTATTCAACTTTATGTAGGATGTGATTTTTGTCCAAGTGTTTGCAGGGATGCTTACGCTGCTGGATTTCCATGTGTTTGCCGAATACCAGCCACCTGAAGAATAACAACTTCCAGAGGTTGCCCCTGTTTCTGCATACGGTGTATTACACTGATTTGCAGACCTGGCTTCTGTTACAGAGGTCAAATCTTGTGGCGGTGTGCCTTCAGTGTCATTTACTCTCATCATGTCTTGATGAGCGATCTGAGGGTAATTTGTATAAGGGCTGCTAGTATCTGCAAGCGCTTCAAAATAAAGATTACTGTTCGACCCTGCAAAACCCTGATAGGCCGTATCATCAGAAGATAGCACATGTATTAAGTGCGGGTGATACGCTTGCCCTGATCCTTGCCAGCCAGTATCATATTTAACATAGTATTCAATCAAAAATTCGTCTGTTTCGGCAGACAGATTGTTTCTGATTGCACTAAACCCTGTTGGCTGCGTCGCAGAGCTTGCCCACGTCCATTTCAGAGCATTACCTGAATAGCCACCAGCCTCTGTGCCTGTCGATGTTGTCCCATCGTACCAACTGCGACTTGTCCAGCTATCATCCTCGAAGGATTCAGAAAATAGACTTGTTCCTTTAGTCGGTATTGTTGTTAGAGGCCCAATCCTTCCGGTTGCCGATATAGCATAGTCATCAAAATCAACAGGATTACATCCAGAACCATCTAATATCCACTCTTGGTTTGATCCGAGAAGGATTCCAGAAATACCAGTCACGGAAAAACTATCTCCACCAAAGTCAACACTTTGCTCATCAATGATCTTGGTGTCATCTATCCACATTTCAGCAATGCCATCTGTTCCGTCCGTATCTATCTTTATATGTGCCTCGTAATAATGCCATTGACCATCGCCCTCTAAATCACTATTATTCATGACGGTCGCCCAACCCTGTGAAGATGTTGGGTTTGTCACCGATCCCATCCCCTGCTTTGCAAAGACAAAACCATCAGCACCAGCCCACTCAACAATGACTTCAACGTCAGTTGAGAGTGGATACAAATCAATATAAAGGAGTTTGTCGTAATGTAAACCACTGTTTGGATCCCATTGTAGGGATGTTGGAAACTTCATGTACCACCTCACCCAAATCTCGTCTGGGTGGTCATCAAGAAGTACATACAGCCCCCCGCTACCATCGTTAGACCCTTGTGGACTACCACCATCACCATACCAGTGCCGTTGGCCTAACCCACCACTACCGTTAGGGTTGTTTGCCGAAGAGGTTATTTGTTCATAATTTCCGCAAGAGTCTGGCTGCCCAAGTGCTTCCTGAACTCCACCACAATCAATGGGGTTTCTATAATTTGGATCGCTCTCGTCTTTTGTCCACTCCGTACACTCAGTTTCATCGAAACTTGTTGACCACGGCAAGGTGACGCCAGCAAAAACTGTAAACGGGAAAAATAGCAGTATCAAATATATGAGAGCTTTATTCAGCATGGATGGCAACCCCTATCGCGACGTTACCTCCAGAAGCAGAAGTAAATGTTTTTGAAATGCTTCCTGACAAACCTGTTTGGTAGTATGCGCCGAGCGATGAACTGCCAGAAGAGTCATAACTTATCTGCGTCAATCCGTCATAATCACTCAAAGATATGCCTCCATCATCTGACCCAAAAAGACCTATAAATATATCAGCTGAAGAAGTTGTTACCGAGCCTGTGCTAACTGTCCCTGTCGCTGTGTTGGAGTTGTAGCCGCTTATTGACCAAGACCCTGATGTCTTTGAATATCGAGCAACAACAGCATTCAAATATGTCCCACCTGTTTGTCCAAATGTGTAATCAGTTGGCTCGCTACCAGTTGCAATTTTGTAGGCAGTTGTCATGTTTGATGATCCGTTAGCAATGCCACCAGATGTAATCTCTGTGTAGCCATCAAAGGTATCCCAAGCCCCTGACGCATCGCTCACAAGATAAGCAAACAGCAAATCGCCTTCTGTTGTACCCGTTGGTTTTGTCACTGTAATTGATTCAACACCGCTGCTGGTGGCATTGGCGGCGTAGCTTTCATAGGCTAAAGTAACGCTCCCACTCTGCGTACTGTTATTCGTCACGCTCCCACTGGTGATCGAAGCAAGGTCATCCCCTGCAGAGTCTTCCCAACCGTCCCCAGGTTGTGTGTAGTCAACGTCACATGTATCGCCGCTATTAACTGTCGAACCGAGGGTATAAACAAGCGTGTCTGTCGTATCTCCGCTTGAGTAGGTCATGGTTATATCTGTTCCGGCTGTCGTACAATCGAGATTCCATCCACCATTTCCACCAGTACCGATAGTGATTGCTTCGGACGCAAGCAAGGAGATTGTCGCTCCGGTCGTTGGGATTGTGGCGCTGGTCAGCGTTGGTGGTGTTGGTGTTGGATTCGACCAGTCGGCAAATGTGACCGGGTAGCGATCCCATGAGTCTGTTGATTCGCAGAGATAGATATAACTGGTGTCGAATGATCTTTGTCCGGTCGTGCAAGTATCATCACTGTAAGTCGGAGCTGTGACATAACCAGATCCAACAGATACAGCGTCAACCTCGTCTTTTAGCTCTTCAATCGCGGCTTGGACATTGGCCGATGTGATTGTCAAATAGGTTGTAAATGGCACTTCACCAGCATTCTGATCATCCGTCCCCGCTGATAAGGGAGCCCAACTCGATCCGTTGTAGATCTGGAATACAAACGATGAATCGAGGTAAACATCTCCAGCGGAGGGCGTGAATGTTGGCGCGATTGAATTGTAGAAATTAGCGTAATGCTCACCGTCTGAAGCGGAACTCTCAAAACTCGGGGCCGATACCGCACCGGTGAAAGTTGCTCCGGTTAAGGCTGCATAAGTGCTATCATGATTATGGCTCAGTAAACTGTAAAACCCAGCATGATCGCCCCAGCTAAAAGCGGTATCCCAATTAACCTCCTGTGTCGGCGTCGGGAAAACTCTCGTTGCGGTTTCAGCCAGATCATCAGCATCCAGCACAACCACGCCGGTCTGTCCGTTGACCGAATCGACAGCGCCAGATCCGGTCATGTCAGCGCAGGCCCAAACAAACCCATCCCACGCGGCCACCTGGCTGGCCGTACAATTCAGATTTTCGAGTGTATCGGTCGTATCAACAATTGTGTTCGGATCGGCACAGGTCCAGGCACCAGCATCCTTATAGGGCACCTCACCATCGACACAGGCAGGCAGTGAGTCGCCACCACTGGTTTTCCAGTCTGTTCCAAGCACAGAATCAATCGCGGCAATGATCTCGGTCGGTGTCATATCGCCGGTCGCGTTCGCTTCGATTGCATTGAGTTTTGACAGTAGGTCATTAGTCAGAGCGTTTGTGTCGGCTTCACCCTCATAAGCCGTTTTGATACCAGACCCGTAAGCGTCAACAATGGTCTGCACAGCCGTTTGGATATCGCCGGATTCGATCAGGGCGAATATTCGCGATAGCGGGACCATGTACCTGGAGGTCGAATCTGCCGAGGCAATAACACCGGTTGCGACAACCGCGCTATAGTCCCGCTGCTCCCAATCGGTCGGGGCAATCTCATTCGTTTCGGCAAAAACCGAACCCGCAAACAAACACATCAAAAAGACAATAAACAGTTTTTTCATGACTCGCCCTTTACTGGTTAAAAGCCCAGGGATACTGATTAAGAGGAACATCCTGCTGATTGAAAGCCATCACCATTGTCGGCACCTGCAAGCCTTCCGGCGGCAAATCAACCTCAATCTCCACATGGTATAAGTTACCGTCGGTTTCAATCTCGATATCAATCATGAGCACCGCTCCCCTCTCTCACCCGCGCAAAGATAGAACCCAACCGGAACCAGCTGCTGGACGTCCCCTGGTCGGTTAGAACATCAACCTGAGTCGTTCCCGCCTCATCTCCGGCAGCAACGTCAACCACAATCGCCGGAGTCACAGCATCGACCGAAATACCCCCGTACAACAACGATCCATCAGCCTGTTTTGCTGGTGCCGAAAATGACCAGCCGCTGATATCCGGTGCCGATTCCCCAGACGGCGGAACCAGGACAATTCTCACGCGGATATTTTCATTGGTGTGAACCTTCGGGCGTACCTTGAACGCTCTATACTCGTCATAGTCCATCAGTGTCCCCTCTTCCAGTTGCGGTAAACCTTTTTCACCGCGTCATAAATCGTGTCAGCCGAAATATTCACCGCGCATCTGGCCGCGCCCGACATCTCATCGATGTTGCAAAACGCGTCGCCGTAATGCAGCCGGTGACACGGATAGCACGGGCATTGTTCCGGTGTTAGCGCCTGCACGTTCGACCAGTGTTTGGTCAAGTTATTTTTAGATGAATGCGACAGCATGATCACCTTGTGCGGCGTCTTTTCCATACCAACCGCGTTCAGCACGCCCGTTTCAGGCCCGATCACTAGGTCAACGTTCTGCGCCAGAACCAGAGATTCACGGATTGTCAGCTCACCCGAAAGACACGAAACCCGACCCTCGTTTTCCCAACCCTGCTCAAGGACCCGGCACTTATCATCACCCACCAGGTAAATCTGAGCATCCGGCATCTCCAGCAGAATACGTGCGATCACCGTGTCCTGGTGTGGTGTAAACTTATGGATCGAACTCCCGGCCAAAGCCCACACCACGTTAAATTCATTTTTGTTTAATTGCTGCTTGGCAAAAAACTCTTCTTCCCGTGCGGCATAAAAAAGCTGCGTTACCTCAAACTCCACCCCGGCCAGTTGACAGGTCCATTCGTGATAGTTCAGGTTCATCCGCTTCTTGCGCACATCATGCGGCCAGGTATGATTCGGTCGTCCCGGTATCGCCAGCAGCGTTCCCTCAATTGATTCAGACAGGTTGATAAATTTAGCAAAGCGCTTTTCCTGCTCTGCCCAAAATGCTACCAGCTCATTGTTTGGAACCTGATCCTGATCAACGATATACCAGTCATCAATAAAAGGATCGTTGCGTAAAACGTTTTGCCCCTTCGGCGTGGTCATCACCGTCACATGGTATCCCTGCTCTTTTAAACGCGGGAACACCAGCGCCGTCTGCAGCATATCGCCGAACCCGCCGAACCGGCAGACGCAAACCTTCGGTTTATTCGGCTCGCCGATTCCCGGCTTCACAACCATATCCATCCCCGGCTCAAGCTTTTGATAAGCCTCGAACAGGCTGTACTCGATTCCACCGCTCCGCTCTTCGCATTCGACTTGTTGCCATGCCCCCTCCAGCAACTTTTCGATATCGCCTGGATAGATATCGTGCTTATGGTCCGGATTCGCTCCCGGCTCCCCGCACTTCGGATACAGGTTCGCGCTCGGCACGTACAGGCACAAATACCCGCCCGGCTTGATCACCCGGCCCCACTCGGCCAGCGCCGCGCCCATATCCGGCATGTGCTCCAGCAAATGCGACGTGAAAACAAAGTCCAGGCTGTCATTCGCAAACATCGATAAGTCATCAGCCTCGGACACGATATCCGCCGCGCCCTGACCGAAATGGTGCCCATTGTCGATCCCGATAAAATGCGGATAGGCTTTTTCCATGCCACAGCCGATCTCCAACCCCCTTCCCCTGGTATACCGGGGAAGAAGGTATTTGATCTTGCGACTTTCAAAACCCTGCGGACCGTCAATTGACCAAGACATTAAGCTTTTCCACCCTGTTGTAGATCCAGCTGTTCGTCAGTGCTTGAAGCCACCCCAACGTTTTTCTTTCCCCTGCTCGTGGTTTTCTTGTCGGTTTGTGCGGTCTCGTCCGCCTTAACATCAAGCTCATCGATCAGACCGTTCAAGCGCTTGATTTCAACCTCAGCCGTATCAAGCTGTCCCTGAACTTCAGCTTTTTCCGCATCGGCATTGTCCTTGTCGGCAACAGCCCGCTCAAGCTGCTCTTTCAGCTCAGCATTCTGCTTGCCAAGTTTTTCAATCTCGGCAACCAATACAGGGACCTTGGCGTCATCGACAACCACGGGAGCCTGAACCTCAATCGATTCAATCTCCTCCTGCCCAGGCAGCTCTTTTCCTTCCACGTCGAACAGAATTCCGAACTGCTCGTAGGCCGCACGACCACTGCCATAAACCTGGCCGTATGGTGCGTTTTTATCAAGCTTACGCTTTCCCTTTGCCATACGCGTTTCTCCTTAACATGGTTTAAAATAAATAAACTCGATAAGCCACTAACTACTTATCACTCTTGGTCGCATCGCCGATGCCTTGACGGTCGGTGTACCCGCGTTTCAGCCCGCCTTTACCGGCTCCGTAAGTATCTTCAACGCCCGTCGAAACACCCCGGTCCGGCAAATCCCGCCCGTGACATTTTCCATCCGGCAAACGTTGACCGTTTTTGTCGCCACTCATGTTTCACTCCTCTTCGTTTTAAAAGGTGGGCTGGGAGAACCCGTCTCCCAACCCTATTTCATCAGCAACCGATCAGGCTGCAGAATCCCACTTGACGATCCGCTCATCAGCAGCGGCCAGGCGGTTTTTCGCGTACCCGCCAAGGTAGTACCAGGCCACCCCGCGACTGCGGCCATAATCCCCCGGCAACTTACCGCGCACCTCTTCAGGCACCGCAATGCCCTCACTGGTCGCATCTTCACCGAAGAAGAAAATCCAGTCACTGCCCCCATTACTCCAACTCCCCTTGGCCACATGGGTTTGCTCCACATAGCGGGTGTTTTCATAACGTCCGATCTCGCCGTTCATGATCATCTGGAAACCCTGGGGCGTATACTGGTGTATCCCCTCCAGATCGTTCTTAAACGTGCGCAGCGTGGTCGGCCAGGCAATCCCCATATAATCGTCACCCATGTATGGCGGAATATTCCGCTCCTTCATCAGGTCGACAATCGCTTTAGCATGGTCCTTGTTGAACGCCACATTGTTGGTTGCCGTTGCCGTCCCGTTCAGGGTCAGGGTTACGGCATCGGTCGCCGTTCCGCCGGTCGGCACAACCCGCAGCAAAGTGCTGTTCATCTGCGCGTGGTTAGCGATATCGAACGCCTTCTTCGCGTCGTTCTTCATCGCCGTGTTCACCAGGTTACGCACCGGGATCTCCGAAAGATCATCCAACACGCCAGTGTACGGTACGCTGTTCCCGTATTCCGTCACCGTCATGGTTCCCTGGGTGATTGTGAAGTTTGTTTCCGGCATGGTACTGGTTTCCGTCAACACGGTCCCCTGCGTTGCCACGTCAGAAACGACATCCCAATGAAAGAGCTGCCCTTTGTGCTTGCCGACTGCATCATGCAGACTGGCAAACTGGCGAAACTTCACCATCGGCTGCACCACGTTGCGCAGCTCTCTTGAAAGGTTTTTGGCGCTTAAATAACCGCCAAGGGTGTTTGTCACCCAAAGCTGTCCAGCCATATTTCGTTCCTCCCTTCCGTCTCCCGACGGTAGCTTTGAAGGGCGCGGCCCGCCTTCGAGCCGCAACCCAATAGGTTTACGTTAATCCGTCCGCCTCCCGGCGGTCGCTGTTACGCTGGCAGTCCGCGTGCTTTGCGCATTTCCGCAATAATCTCCGCCGGTTTTTCTTCACCGGTTTCTTCTGCACCGCGTGCCACGACACTGGCGGCAACCGGCAACTGGTCAAGCTCCTGCTTGCGCTCCTGGCGTTTTTCGAGTTCGGTCTTTTTCTCTTCCGGTTCCGGTTTGTCAAACACCTTGCTCACAGCTTTGGCGGTTTCGTCCAGCGCCTCGCGGTAGCTGATTTCACCTTTGACGACCTTATCCTGGTAGTCCCGTGCGAAAACAAAGTCACCATACTGCCTCTTTTCAGAAACAACCGTTTCCCCTGTTTCCGGGTCTTTTTGCTCCTGAAAATCAGTGTTATCTTCGACAAACTCGTTCCATATCTTGGCGTTTTCCTCAGTAAGCCGCTCCTTGTCAAGTTCGGACTTCAGTTCCGTCTTGACCTTGGACTTGATCTTGTCTTCGTCTAACGTCTGGGTAGGCTGTTGCTGCCGCCCTTTGTAGACATCCTTGAAAAACTCCGCCACCTTCTCTTCATCGCCATCTTCAAGCGCTCTGGTCACTTCGGCAACGCGGGCCTCAACATCCTCATCGGACAGGTCCGTGGTTCCCTCGTCGACCGCCGCCTGCACCTGCGCAGTCAGTTGTTGCTCCAGCTGCTGGCTTCTTTCCTGCAACTTCTGCAGTTCCGCCTGTAGGGACGTTTCCCGGCCTGACATCGAGCGCACACGCCCTTGCAGCGTCTGTAGCTCATTCACCACCGAATCAAGTCCCCTTTCTTCCTCCCTGTCGCCGAGTTTGACGCGGACCTTGTATCGCGCAGGTTCGTCAACCAATACCGCTTTTTCATCATCCGTGGTCTCTTCAGCTTCAGGGTTTTGGCTCTGGATCTGACCGTCGACATATTCGTCATGACGTTCCTCAATTCCATCCATTGCCAACTCGCGAGCGGTCTTGGTCCGCTCTTCCGTTTCGGTTTTCACATCAGCGCCCTGTCGGGTAGCCTCGTTTTCCATTTAACTCTCCTCTCCCTTGAGTAAACGTTCTGCCTGCCAGCCTTCCTCGATCAGCCCGCCCAGCAGACTGGTAATTTCTCCACTGTTTTCGCAGGTTAACTGCAACCTCACTATTTCCGCGATATTGTTCGGATCGGCTGTCTTCAGCTTTTCAACCGCCTCTTCCTCTCTTTTCTCCAACCCGGCAACCAGGTACTGACCAATCCGGCTGTTTAAAAACGCCTCGGTCTCGATCCCCAAATCAACCCGGTTTAAAAGTTCTTTATCGTCCTGGCTCATAATCTCCGCTTTCCTTGTTCATTATGTTAATGAACACCTTAATCAGAAACAAGCTCAGCCTGACGTCCCGACTCAATCCCCGTCATCATGCCACGCTGCGGGTTTGCCGGACTCATCGGCGACGTGTTCTTGTCAATCGTCGCCTCTTCCGGCAGCAGCAACCGCTCTGTTCTCGGCAGCGAATCTCCACCGTCCTGATCTTCAAACCCGGCGCTCCTGGCAATCGCGTCAGCCACCGGAGCAACACCCGGCACCGTCACTGCGGTCTGTGCCGTATTCATTGCTCCAAACAGTGATTCAACCCGCTTATTCGTCGTCTCAACCCGCTTTAATTCGGTTTCTTCACGAATCTTCCCGGCTTCTGCCAACAACTTCTCAACCTGGGCCTGCACCACTTCTGGCGGATGTTTCGCATCTAACGCCTGCTGTAGCTGCTCGATCATCTGAACAGCCTGAACCAAACGCGGATCTTCCTGCTCCTCTTCATCCTGTTGCGGAATCAGGAATCGGCTGCCATCGCGGTATCCACTCTTGCCGAAAACCTCTTTGACAATCTCCCGCTCTCCCGGAGACAACTGCCGCTTCAAAAAGTCCGGTCCCAGAATTTCCGACAACAATTTCATAGCCGCCACAAACCGCCGCAGTTGCATTTGCGGATTAATCGCCCCGATCCCCACGTTAACCCCAAGCAGCACCTCGTTGGTCAACAACGCCAGAGTCACCTTTTCCAGCGGTATCCCAGCCGTCATGGCCGCCGCTTTCAAGATTTTCTCATCGTTCTCGTGCGTCTGCTCAAGTATCAGAATTTGTCGCAAAGTCGGCTCCACCCAGGTTTCGACAAACGTCCTCAGCTTATATTCAGACACCTGGTCCGCGCTCGAATTCAACAGCTCCATACCGCCGACCGTTTCGTTCAGTTGACGGTTTGTCGCCACGCTCGAACCGGAAAAAGACCCCATCAAATCATCAAAGTCCAGGTTCAAACGGTCCTGTTCCTGGTAACTGCTGGCCGTCGCGTCATCCGTCGTCACCACCTTGACGTCGCTGTTCGGCTCATCCATCAACGTCACCGACGCCGGAGAATTCCGCGTCAGCGAACGCAGATCGATATTCTTGCCGCGCTTGGCAAAGTAGCGCTTGTTCAGCCTCAGCTTGACGTTATCGATCCGCAGGTTTGCAACGTCGTTGATTTCCGTCTGGATATCGCGTGACAACTCACACTCGCTTGACTTATAAGCCTTGTGCGCTTCGACAATCGAAAAACCAACAGTTACAGGACGTCCCTGAGGGTATTCATCCTCAACCATGGCTGGATCAGACAACAACTTTGTATCTCCCAGGGTGTAATAGAAAATATCGAAACCCTCGACCTCGATAATATTCTGATGCACCCAGACGATAGTAAAATCATTGTTTGCGCTATTGACCTGCTTCGAATCCGTTCCGTTATTCTCCCTCGCCTGGCGCATGGTATCACTTGTCTTGCTCGCGCTTAAAATCGTTCCATCCGGGTAATAACGCCACTTCGGCTCATCCCCATCTCGCCCTGGAAGCATTCGCGCTCGTACATCCTTCAGATACATCGGCCAGTAAATAATCAGATATGGCGACGTGTTCACCACGTCACGCCAATCCGCCGCCGGGTCAAAACGCACATTTTCAGGCGGTAACAAAGTAATATCCGCACGGTCGATCTTTTTCTTTTTATTGTATTTCCACTGCTGAAACGACGCGACAATCCCCACCGCCTCGGATTCCTGGTAAGCCCCCTGACAAGTCAGGAACCACGGCAATCCATAAGGGTGCGGACGCGTCAAGCGTATCTGAAGCAACGCCTGTTGAAACTTGGCGCTGTCGATCTGTTCAGGATCATCCTTATCCACCGGCTGGCAACTGACCACATCCTCGGTTGAGAAAAAGGCTCCGGCTGCCATTGCCTCGTCTTTACGGATTGCAGATCGTGTTTTCGGGCGGAACAATTTGCTTTTCAGGCGGTAAGAATCAGTGAAATATTTTGAGCCTTCAGGATGTTGACTCTGAAACTGGCGGATATCCTTTATCATCCGACTGCGAATATTCGCGTCGAAAAAATTGGATGACGCCGTGTTGGCATCGCTTGCCAGCTTGATCCAGAACGCATCATTCGGTTTTTCCGTTGTCTGCAATGCCTGCTCTTCGCTCATTGATCAGCCCTCAGCCGTCCTGAAAAATCGGTCGGCAGCTCGTCAACTCTCTCCTGGTTCAAACGTCCGCGCTCAACATGATACCGCTCAAGAATCTCGCCGCCGTAGCGCATCGCCAGTCTTTCCAATTCCGAAGCCGTCGCATAGCCGTCCATCGGTATCCGGCAGCCCATTTGCCCATCCAGCGACAGGTTACGGATATCGATCAACCCCTTACGTCGATCCGCCTGCACTAACCACTGGTGGTTCGGGTAATGGCGCAGCAGCACCTGACCAACCATCTCGCAGATCTGTTGGTCAATCGGATCGATAATATCCGTTATTTCCATGTCCCGCGAAACAACCGGCTCGTCGTTGCGGCAAACAATTCCATGCTGTTCAGGCATTCATCAACTCCTCTTCCAGCAAACGTCCTATCCTGTTTGCTAGCGTATCTGAAACGGTAATATATCTTTCCCCCTCTGGGTGATCCACCTCCAAACCTTTTCTTTCTGCTGTTCTCAAGCATCGTGAAAATTCTTTTAATTCTTTCCTCCGATCACTCAACTTCCGGCTCCGTTTCCAGCGTGATCAGGTTGTCTTTTTCCGTCCGCGACAACCACAACCACTCCTTGTAACTGTAAACATCTTTAATGCTCATCGGCAACCGCTCATATTCAGGGCACGGCTTGCCATATTTATCCCGGTCAAGCCTCCGGCTCATAAGCCCCGTTGCCCGACTCAAAGCGCCGCCCGTTGCTGAAGCGATAACCCGAAGCGGTCTTATCTTCCTTGCGCACATCCACCGCTTTCACGATCTGAGAAAACTGTGCCTGAGACGACTTGATTTCTTCTGTGCTTTCCATCACATCACCTCCGGTTCCAGTAACTGCTCATCGATAATGATCGGCGGCCTGTAGTCCATATCGTAAATCCGGCTGCATGAATCGAGAAAATCATCATGTTTGCTGAACGGGTAAACCAGGTACTCATCCAGAAACATCTTATTCAAACTGTAACGGTTCCCCTCATGGTCCCGCCGGAAGACCGGTTTTAAAATTCTGTAAGCCTCCCCCTGCTCTCTCATCTTGATTTGTCTGGACGATTCAGCCTTAACCACGTTTCCCTGCTCGTTCTTTCTCATCACCACCTCGATCAAAAAGAACTTACCGTTCGAAAAATCAGGAACAAGGCGTTGAATCCGGTCTTCCTTTGCCGCTGGCGTATCCTGCGGCCAGTTCAGCTCCTTAATTTCAAAATGGTCCCCGGTCAGTTCCATCTTCTCTTCAAAGTGCTCAAGGTCGCTGCGCATCCCGAACCGTTCATATCCGACTTCCACGCTCTGTACCCCCGGTTGTTGCATCCAGTATTTACGTAAGGCCGTCATGTTTTTCCAGCGCTCCGTTAAGCTCATCTTGTGGCAGAAACCATCAACCAGGTACTTGTTTCGTGCCGCGTCGACCGCGATCACCGACATCGCTGTGTTGTCACTATTTTTCTTTTTACTGCTGGCCGGGTCTACCATAATGTAGATATTCACCGTTCCCGGACGAATATCAATGAACTTCAGTTCCTCTTTCAGGAACATGGCCGCCTGGCCCTCGGTCGGGTTTTGCAGCATCTGCGCCGCCAGGGTCGAACGCTGATTGATCTTGACTTTCGCCCACTCCTCCGGCGTTAAAAAGACCGGGTTCCCTGTTTTCTTGCCATCGTCAGTCGCCGGATAAACACGTGCCTTCAAAATATTGTTATCAATGATCTCACCGTAGGTATCAGCGAAGCTATAGCGGGTACCAATATGCCATCTCCGGTCTGATTCCTTTGACTTCAGGTTGTCCGACAGCTCCCAGCATTCCGTGGTTTTCCTCACCATGTCCGGGCCGGTCACACTCTCACGCGTTACAACATCATCGTAAATACGCAGCTTGTAGTGAGCACCCGTCGGTTGACCATCCGTCAGTCCGTTGGCTTCAATCGTACCCTCTTTCGGGTTCGATTCACGCCTCACATCAATCCGGTACTGGTCCCAGCTCGCCCCAGCTCGCCTCGCATCCCGAACTGGATCGGCCCACAACACGTCCGGGTAAGTCGCTTTCAACTCCTCATTGCTTTCCAGCTCATACTTGATCTGCCCCAGGAACTTTGCTGAAAGCTTTTTCACATGAGCGAAAATACCAATGGTAATTTCAGGGTCGATCAACAACTCCTGAATACTTCCCGCGAACGTGATAATTGTCGACTTGTAATGATACCTTGCCCACAAATCCAGACACTCATCCGGCTCAGCCTCAACTTCACGGCAACGCTCATATAGCCACGGATGAATCGCATCCTTCCGATGCAGCAACCAGGTCAGCAGAAAATACCGATCAACCCGTCCCAGAGCAGCCTTGCCTCGTGGTCCAAACTTATCAAGAATCGATTGCCAAAGATCAAACACCCGGTTAAAAGAAGCGGACTGGATCTCCGCAACGATATCTTCGGGTAATTCAAGCCGATCCATTGCTGTGCTTCTGAAACTCGGCTCTCAGTTCGTTCATTTTCGCCGCGTCTTCCGCAGCGACAACACTGTTTGTTTCTATCGGTCCACCATCAGGTCCGCTGATTTCCTTGCGTTCCTTGTGTAGCCCCAATATCTTCGCCAGCTCTATCGCTGCTCCACCCCTCGACGGGATTGAAAACAGCGGAACAACATTGCCGTCCTTATCCACATCAAACCCGATATCAATAATGCTTTTAATTTGTGTCTCCAACTCCGAGAACTTTTTCGGCTGAACTTTTCCGTCATCACCAACATCGATTAACTCATCCAGATCCATTTTAAGTATTTTCCCGTGGTACTGAAGAATCTCATCCGCCGTAACGTTATATCTTCGTTTCAGCTCACCACGGATCTGATCTATTCTCGATTTCACCTCAGGATTTGTTAGGAGTTTACTTGCCTCAACCCGAGCTGTTGAATCCTTAACCTTCGGTTTTACCTTTTTGTACGCACCATACCCGTTGTCACCGCGCAGAACGAATTCCCAACAAAAACGCTCTTTCCACGGTGGACTCAATACGATCACTTCATAGCCCATCTCCTCTTCCATGCTCGGAAGAACAACCTGGCCAGCGACCTTCTGGTTGTTTTCCACCCCAGCTTCAGACATAAATTTCTCGCGCCTTTCGCGCCTGTTTTATAGTCACCTTTCACGCTTGCGCAACATAGACTCAAAAATCAAGAAAAAAATTCAATAAGATATTGAACACAAAAAAGCCGAAAGAAAAAATCCAAGCCGTTTACTTTTTGTGTTGTTTTTAAGTACAAAATCACTCCAAATCCTTGAGCCCATGTGGCTATGGGGCTTTTGTTGTGTCTGTTTGCCGAAACAGACATGAAAAATCCCCCAGCCCTTACGGGGTGGGGGATGGAAGAATTTATCCAACACATTTGGTAAACGGCTTGGAAAAAATCTTTCGGCTTTTGAAACATAACAAGTTGTTTTCAGCATCATTTAATTCTTTTTCTCTTTCTCAACCTGTTGCTGTGAATTGCTGCGCAGCTTCTGCAACAATAGCGCCTCGTTCTGAAATTTTGCGGCGTCTCCCCTTTCTTTTTCGTGATCGGATTTCCACATTCAGGAAGCTCACACAAACGCAATGGTTGATCATCATCATACCTGCAACGCTCCATTGTTCGACCTCCTCGGCAACAACTCCAGTTGAATCCCCTCACTTTCCTCTTGTCCGTAAAGATCAGGATACTCATCACAATAGCGCCTGGCCTCGCCCTCAAAACAATCCGCGCAAAACATCATGATCGCGATCCGCTCCTCACGGTTGATTCTCTGATCGTTGGTCATTTCAATCATTCAATCTTCTTGCCAGCGAAAATTTTACAGGCAGAACACTGGTATCTCGGCCAACCATGATTGTTTCTCTTGTTCATTTTCTTTTAATATTTTATCTCTTTCCCATATGCGTAATTCAATTTCTACCCGATCAAAAGCACTGGATGGCTCGCGTATATGCTCTGACCGAACATTTTTATCGATGATCTGCACACCTACTTCTATCGGTGGATGTGGACTAGAAAACTTAATTTTGCACGACGGGCAGCAAAGCCAACGATCAACGATTTTGTTAGAGATAAACGCGCTGCAATCAGCTCTATGCCCACAAATGCACGATATTTCAACCATTACCGACCACCTCCCGCCAGCTTAACCCGACCATTTTCATCAGCCACCTTGAAAGACGTACCGAACGACCCGTTCAAGGTCTCCGCCAGCTCGCGCAGCTTATTCCTCTGGACCTCCGGCGGATCGATCTGCACCAACAGCTTAACATCCTCCCCTTCACTTTCCGGCAGCCGTGGTAACGGAGCCATCGCCGCCAGGTCGCTCAACTCCTTCGGCTTCGGAAACCACACCAGCTTTTTCTCCGCTTCAAGCGCCGCCCACTCAACCGCCTCGATCCGTGTTGTCCGTAACGCATCCCAGAAAATATTGATCCGTGCTTTCGATTGCGGCTGGTCAAGAGCAAGTTCCAACCGGCTCATTGCCTGTACGAATCGTCCCCATTCGTCATCTGTCATCACCTGCTCCTCGGCGGGCCATCCGCCATCAACTCCCTTGCCGTGTTAATCACCTTCTCCTGCTTTTTATCCCTCGTTTTCTTCCCCGTCGAACGCGGCGAAGCACGCGCCTTACCGTCCCGCAGCGCAATCAAGCGCTCCACCACGTTCCGCTGCCTGAACCGCATCGGGTCGCCGCCGATCTCCGCGTAAACATCCCTGATCCGCAGCAACGCAACCCCCTTGTCCAACACCGCCCTGATCACATCAAGCGGCGGCATCGCCCCCACCCCACAAACCTGCAAATGCAACTCGCTGATTTTCTTCACCTCATCGGAAAAATCATCAATCTGAGGATCTTCAGGGGGGGGAGACCCCTCATCGCACGCACGCGCGGTGTCTACCACTACCCCTTCCCCCTTCTTTCTTCCTTCTTCTAACTTCAAACTTCTCAAAGAAGGCAAGTCCGCGCCTTGTTCTTCACTGGTCTCGGAGTAGTCCCGTACTAGTCCCGTACTAGTCCCGTACTCGCTTATTTCATTTTCAGGCTCAACACCATTTTCAACGTAACCTGGAAGATCATCATCCCCCAGTTTGTCTTGGCGCAGATCCTGGTGCTCACTTAAAAAATTGAGAGAATGCAGCCACCGACGGCCATCATGCTCAAACCATTTCACATTTGTTTTATCGGAGATTTCCTGAAGATAATCAGGCAGATTTTGGTAGGTGAAATACTCAATAAACGGCGCGATCTCGTCCTTAATGTAACCAGGACCGCCTGGCATTTTTCCATGTGAATTAAAGTGCGGAATCAACAAACAAAAAAGAACACCCGCTTCAGAAGATAAGCTGGCAAACTTTTTCGATTCGCTGATTGTCTTCCGCAACATCCTCCCATTTGCTTTCGGCGACGCCATAACAACCCCACAAGGCAAAAAAACTATTTAAGATCCCTCGGCAAAACAAGCACAGTGATCAACTCACATCGATATCCGAACAGATAAACAAACTGCCCATACACACGGATATTGTGTGCCGTGCGATATTTCATAAACAATGTGTCCAGATACCATTTCAATTTTCCCCGTGCCTGAGCATGCGTCATTCCTTTATTAAAAGCCCGCTCCGCATGCCGCTGACAACTCATCTTCGGCAACCCGACCCTCTGCTTTAAGCGCATTCTCGCGTGATTTGTCACTCTGATCTGGACCTGATCACTCAAAACCCCTCTGCTCCCTGCCGCACTGCCAGCACATAATATTCCCCGTCTTCCCGCTGATCGTGAACAGCCAACATCCGCAGCCGCATACCCAGGTCGGCTCCGGCACAACGCCATATTTCAAAACCCCCTTCATCAACCCGCAGTTGCCGCACTCAAGCTCGTCAAACCGACCGGAAGGAGCCACGGCGGTCCACTCATGACCGCAGGCCACGCACACCGCCGGTCCAGAAACATGCGGCATCTTGTTTTGCAGATCGATTATTTTCGGCATTCACATCATCCCTGAAATTTGCTCTAAAAACAGAGCATCATCCGTCGACTGCACACCATGCCGCTTGTGGTACCACCGCCCCCCACCGATCACCTTCCATCCATTACGTTTCAGAAGACAGTGTCTGCTATGTTTTGTTTGCCAACTCCTGAAAATTCTTAACAATACGATCACCCTCACCCGTAATTTCAACGTATTGAATATTAAAAATCTTTTCTCTCATGTCCTCCAATTTCATCTTCAAGTCAGCAACCTGATTTTTCAGCTCTATCCGCTCTTCCAGTGCCGCCGAACTCTTTTCAGCCAGAGACTTAATCACCTCCAGCAACTCTTCACGCGAACACTCCTCAAGCGGCTTAAACGGCTCAAGATTTAAACAACCAACCCCACCACCGGTGACACTTCCACTCACCACGCTTTCCATCGTCACCGACGGCATAGTGAAATAAGACTGTATCCGGCACAACTCACCTGAATTATTCAGATATAAATCTCCAGGTTTTGTTTTTTCTGTTATTTTGACTGCCATAGATAAATCCTTTTCCTCAACCCCTAACCCTCGTTCCATGCCCGCACCATTCACAAGCCACATAAACAGGTTTCCGCGCCTGATCCAAAACATCCCCCCTGATCATTACCCAACCGTTACGCTCCCAACCGCACGTAACTCCAAAAATCCCGTAGACTCTCAAAGCATTGAAGCGCAGCGCCGTCACCACCATATCGTCAGGAATGATATTCTTACTCATAAAGCAATGAGACGCAGTGTGACTTTTTTCACCCTGAAGAAGGTCATAAATAAACGGTAATCCCGGCACGTCCAGAGGTAGTTCCCGCAATATACGGTCGAACTCTTTGTATTGGTCCCGATCCGACTCGTGCAACTCCAGCAGCAACATCTCACATCGCTTATGAGCGAACCTCAGACTGCTCGACAACTGCTTCTCACGCTCGATAGATGTTTCCAGTTCCCGCGAAAAACCCAACACGCAGGCCGCAGCCACCACAAAACACCAGGACAAAACAATCACCGCCGCGATCATCCCTTCCCCTTCCCATTCAAACAATTCGCCAAATACCACAACTTACTGCGCATCAAAGCAGACTTCTCCTTCTTCATAGCCACCTTGATATACAAATCCTCCAGCCAACCCAGCAGTTGTTCGATCTTCTTGCAATCCTCGTGGTACACACGCGGACGCCCAATCCCCTTCTGTTCCACCTCGAAACCGCAGATCGGGCAAATCACCGCCCTCTTTCGCACGTCGAAAGTATTGCTGTTTAAAAGAACAGCACTTCCCGACTGTTCAGCGTCGCACTGTTCTTTCAGGTTGTTTGAAAAAGAAGAATTCAACTCGCCTTCCGCTCCTCGATCTTGCGCACATTCGCCCGATAAACCGTACACACATCGCCAGGGTCGCGATAATTTTCAAGCTCTTCACTGCCGTCTAATCGCTTCACCAGTAAATCGGCAATCCGCACCTCGCCACCGGCAGACTTGATTGCCAGCCATAATGTTTTCTGCATCTCTTCATTTTCCTTCACCAGCGGCCCCACATGCCGGTCGATCAACAACGACACCCGCGAAAACAACGAACGCACCCGCGCCCTGAAACGCAAGTCATGCTGAAAGCGCTCAAACGCCCTGTCAGGGTTCGGCAATCCGCCCTGCTCGTCATCCTCGATAAAACAATTCAGCAGACACGTCGCGAACAGATCGTCATGCAGCTTTTTCATGAAATTCTCGCCTCGTCGATCAGCTTTTCAACCTCTTCACCAACCGGATCATGCGTATACCAGCGCAGCGTCTTGTTAAGGCTTATGGCATGTTTGATCTCGTTCGATGTACTTATGCCGATATAGTCATTCCTGTTCACAATAAAAACTTCATCCGCCATCTCAATCTTTTGCAGATGAAGCCTGTCCATAGCTTCAGAAACACCCTCATATTCAGCCAGATGATCTGTTATTTTTTCTCCGCTGTACCAAGCCGGCAAAAGATGAAGCCCCATCGTGATTGCATGTTCATCACGTTCAATCAGCCAGCTGACAACAGACATCTCTTGCACGTACCGCGAAGATCCACACAGCACAACAATCTTAGGCTTCTTATCTTTCTTCGACATTGCCCACCTCCACCGCCTCAATCGTCAACGTTTCAGGGTTATATTCCCCCCGATATCGTCGCCCGCAATAAGGGCACGCTGCCGGATGTTCCTTACCATCCTCAACCCAGCACGCAGCCTTGCCGCATTTGCACTTCACTAACGCACTTGTGCTCATAATCACCTCACGAAAGATTCGGACTGTTCAGGCCGACAACTCCTCCAATTTCTTGCCGTAACGCCGGATGCATGAACAAACCATATGAAGTTTTGATCACGTTTCGGCTTGGAATTTCCTTTAAAACTCGCTTGGTTTTCACCCACGGCTGAAATGGCTCAACCACAGGATGCAATACCGGTTCGATCCACCTCTCACGAAAGGTTTTTTCAACTTCAACCTCAACCGTATCGGTTAAATAACGACTTTCAAAAACCGGAAGGTTTCTAAAATAACCACTTAATCCTGGGTGCATTTTTTCTCCTTATCCAAAGCAAAAAGAAAATCGACCGCCTCACCAAGACCATAAAACGGCCCATGATTATGAATCAGCAAAGGACAGCACCCGGCCCTGATCCCAGCCTGAACATCCGACAATTGATCCCCCACCATGTACGACTGCTCCAGGTCGATCCCCAGACCCTTCGCCGCCTGCAGCAGCATTCCCGGTTTCGGCTTGCGACACTCGCAACCCTCGTTCGGACCGTGCGGACACAGATAAATCCCGTTTAACTCCACCCCATATTCCCGCAGCAGCTCACGCATATGTTCATGCAGCGCGTCAACAGTCTCCAGGCTGAAAAAACCCCGCCCTATACCCGACTGATTCGTCACCACAACCAACAGAAATCCCGCATCCTGCAACCGCTTTAAAGCCTCCGGTACTCCCGGCAACAGTTCAAACTTGTCCCGCTCGATCACGTAGCCGTTATCCACGTTGATCGTCCCGTCCCGATCCAGAAACACCGCCCGTCTACCCGACATAACGCCTCACCACCTCGTCGATAATCCCGCTCGTCGATACCCCGTCCGTCAATGCAATCAAATCAACCCTGCCGCCATTCATTTCGACAAACTTCCTTCCGACAACTTCATGATTTGCATAGTCCGAACCCTTCACCAACACATCGGGTTTCACCGTCTTGATCAGAACCAACGGTGTAATTGCATCAAAAATCGTCACGTAATCCACGCAATCCAGCGCTGCCAACAGCTGCGCCCGTTCGCCCTGATTCAACACCGGTCGCTTACTGCCCTTCAACGCCCGTACCGAATCGTCAGAGTTCAAGCCCACAACCAGCACATCCCCACGTTTCCTGGCTTCTTTCAACAAGCGCACATGTCCAGCATGCAACAGATCGAAACACCCGTTCGTAAAAACAATACGATCATTCCTCTTTCGATGGTTCGCCATTAAATCTCTGATCTTGCCAAAAGCAACAATCTTGCTCGCATGCTCATCGCTGAATCTCCTCAGCAAATCATCCGCCGTTATCGTGGCCGTCCCCACCTTGCCAACAACAATTCCCGCCGCCGCGTTCGCCAGTTCAGCGGCCTGGTGTAACGACAAACCCGCCGCCAGACCAACACCAACGCACGCCAGCACCGTATCCCCAGCGCCAGAAACGTCAAACACCTCCCGCGCCTCCGCCAGAAAATGAGTCTCTGCATTGTCCGCCAACAATGTCATTCCATGCTGACCTTGCGTCACCAAAGCCGCAGAAATACCGACGGACAGATACTTTTCTCCAGCCAGTTTAAATTCCTTGGCGTTCGGCGTAATCAGCGTCGCCCCTTCATAGCGGGAAAAATCCCTCCCCTTCGGATCGACCACCACTGGGACATGAATCTCCTGACTCAGGCGAATAACCTCACTTAACACCCGATCCGTCAAAACCCCCTTGGCATAATCCGAAACCAGCACCACATCCACTTGTGGAAGAACTTTTTTAATGTAATCGAGCAGCAAACCTTCCATCCCGTCAGAAATCGGCTCTTTCTCATCCAAATCAACCCGAACAACCTGCTGATCCCCGGCAAGCACTCTGGTTTTAACCGTGGTCTCACGACGGACATCAACCAACAGTCCGTCGTGACCAACTCCACTCCGACTAAACAACAGCGGTAACATTAGCGCCCCATCGCCACGCCCCGTCACCGAAACAATCTTCACCTTGCACCCCAGCGCCGCCAGGTTCGCAGCTACATTCCCCGCCCCACCAAGCCGGGTTTCCTCGCGCCGAACAGCCACCACCGGAACCGGAGCCTCAGGCGACACCCGATCCACCGTTCCAAAAATGTACCGGTCAAGCATCACATCCCCCACCACCAGCACGGATGCTTTGCGAACCCCGGTTAAAACTTTTTCAATATCTATTTCCATAGATCAAAGCCTATAAACAGACACATCAGGCAATGTGCCTACGATGAACAACGGCACTTTTAGGTATCACCATGTCGCCACAACTTTGCTCCTCAGCGTGGATAAGATCGTTTGCCGGGGAAAGATGAGGGGCAAGAATTATGGCTTCATCAGTTTCCTTTAATATCCATCCGACTGAGAAGCAGCGGTGTGCATGAGGTTCTGCAGCTTCGGTTTCGCGCCACTCAGCACTCACGCCATAACTGTCCCGCCATTCCAGATACACAAGTTCATAATGACTAACAAGCACATTCAAATCCGTTCCTCCTTTAGTTTGAACATCCGCTCCTCGATCAGCTCGCACAAAATATGGATAATCAGAATATGAACTTCCTGAATCCGTGCCGGGTCCATCGACGGAACCACCAGCGGGTGTTCAACCATCTGTGCCGCCATCCCGCCAGCTTTCCCCAGCAAACCAAAAGGGACGCAGTCCATCCTGTTTGCCGCATTCAACGCCAGCAGAATATTCTCCGATTCCCCGCTCGTCGAAATCACAAAAACAATGTCACCCGGATTCGCCAGCGCCTCCACCTGGCGTTGAAAGATCCGGCTGAAATCGTAATCGTTGCCCACCGCCGTCAGTGTCGCCACATCAGCATTCAGACACACCGCAGGCAAAGCCCCGCGCTCGCGCTTAAAGCGTCCCACCAGCTCCGCCGCAAAATGCAGAGCATCCGCCGCCGAACCGCCATTCCCCATAATCAGAATCTTCTTCCCCGCCAGGATCGCATTACCCATCTCTTCGGCCACAACCTTGATCGCAGGCGACAACTCCGCCGCTGTCCGTCTCACCGCTCGGCCATGCTCACCCATCACATTCCTGATCCATTGCGTTGTGTTATTCATCCACATTTTCGACATCCATCGCATAAGTCTCTTTGCATCCACAAAGCGGACAGGCCATCACCCATAACCCCTAACCCAACTCTTCAACCATCAAAGGCTCATACTGGTTAAACATTTTTTCGATCACCGGCAGAATAACCTTATCTCCAGCCTTCCTTGCTCTCTCAACGCAAACCAAAGGGTCTGTATCTATCTCCATAAACTCAACTGACCACTCTTTACTGATCCACTCGGACCGTCTCTTAACCGTCGTATTTGTCGCATCAAGAATCACGGTCTTGTGTCCAGCCAGAAACAGAGACCTCACCATAGTCTTTGCAATCGCCCACACATGAGGCTCAGCCTCAGCAGAAAAACGCTGCCCATGAAGCGCCACACGAATCGAATCAGGGTTCACCATAGGAAAACCAAGCTCCTTCGCAGCCGTCGATTTGCCCGAATAAGGCAGACCGACCATAACGATCAAATAGCAGTTCTCAGGACAAATCTTCTGTGTCTTCAAGTTGCCACTCATCAACAATCTCTCCTCTGCGTTAAAAATAAAAAAGATTTCCCCTGTTGCCGGGTTGTCGGTTTCGTCTCGTCCCTCAACAATGCGACAACCACAATCTCTCAACGACGTCCCGGCAGCGCCCTTTGCGCCCAGGGGAAACTGACAACCTGGTTACTGGCCGGACATGTCCGGCGCATCGCCGAATGCTCGAACGCTCACGTCGTGTCCTTCAAAAACACCCTCAAGCGCCGCCTTGGCGTCCGCCATGTCACCACTGCCCTGCAGCGTGAACCCATACGTAGGACCCTGAATCTCCGCCAAAAACTTCTCTTCCATACCTGTTCTCCTTTGCCTTTCGGCTGTTGTTAAAATTCACCCCTATGGTGAAAAAAAAATATTCCACACGCCGACCAGAAACAATCGGGACACACCCAGCACCCGCCCTGGCTGATACACTGTCCACCGCAAATAGGGCAGATCACTCCACTCCTCCCACCAACTTCAACCAATGCGTTCCAGGATGATAAATCTCTCCATCAGCGCCCCGATCAACCGCCACGTCAACAGCACAACCACCACTCACCCCAAAGGCCAGAACCACGCACACCGCAACCAGCAGTAACAAACGCATCAGATCCAGCGTATCCTCGTCGTCCTTATGGCTTTTCGGGTCGCGGAAGTCACTCATCAGCAATACTCCTCACTGCCGATCCACTGCCCGATGTAATAGCTGCGATTATTGCAACTGATTTTCACCCGCCCGTCGCCACAGCGCAGCACGTTCCACGACAGCCCAGACTGCCTGCAAACGCCACCGTTCCACAGCCAGCGATCCCGCCAGTACGACACCAGCGCAACCAGCATCAACACCGCCGACACAACCAGCAGCAACAAAAACAAACCAACCGTCGCCCGAAAAGCCAGATCCCATGCACTCATAACAAACTCCCTGCAATCACATGCCCGGCCAGCAGTAGAATCCCGCCGACAACCACCCAATACGCGATAAAATCAAGCATCAGCTCACCCCTTAAAAAAGGCCGGGAGGCAGGAGGGATAAAAACCTCCCGGCCAAGCTGCCGACTACCGGACCGCTCCGGCATCCGACCTTTCACCAACCAAGCGCCGGTCGAACCCCTGGAGGGGGGATAGAGGCTCGACCGGCTCACCCGCGCCCAAGCCAATGACCGCAGGTTTAAGCTTTTCCAATTCACACATCACACAACCCTGTCCGCGCCCAATCTTTCGTGGCTTCCCGCACCCTTCGCAGTAAGCAACCATCAGGAACGAACCGCCGTCTCAAGCGAAAACGGCAACTCCGCGCACGAAAACCCGGAGGCCCCGGCATGACCTCCGCCACCGTACTTCTTCGCAATCCAAGACACGTCAACCCCGTCCTTGTCCGCGTACAAAGAGACCTTCCACCCGCGTGGACCACAGCAAAACAGCATCTTGGCGTCGTGCTCTTCATCGTCGTAAAACGCATCCAGAGCCAGCGAGTTGGCATTACCCCGATTCAGCGCCGCAAACCGCAGACCCTCGAACTCCAGCGTCATGCCATAATCCCTGGCATAGCCATCGCTCAACTGCCGTTCGTACTCAAGCACGTTCCTCCCTCTCGACAATATTCCCAAGCAGTCGCCCTGTTGAAAAAGAAGCCCCCACATATCAACATTCTCAGGGTCCGCAAACATCAACCGCATCCCGTACTGAAACTCCAAAGCATCATCAACGTGATCCCACACGTCGTAACGCCCCAGCAAATAAACCGCCCTCGGCATCTGCTCCGATTCATGCAGATATTCCCATGTCAGTTCGCAACCAGCTTTTCCGATCTCGCGATGACCGGCAATATTGGACAATCCCCATTCATCAGCATCCGCCATCGCCGTCTTATGATGGTCGATCCAGATCAGATCAAACTCATTATTCAGCCGCCTCATGTCCGGCATGTCGAAACTGAAATCCACAATAAAAACAACCTCTCCAGGCTCAAGCTCACTCCACGGCACAGGTTCGGCGTAGTCGATACCAAACAGTCGGCACTCGGGATATTTCAGTTTGACAATCGCCCCGCTACACTTCCCATCCAGGTCGCCCCGGTGATAAAAACACAACATTATTTACCTCCCTTATCGACATGCAGCACAGCAGCCGCCGCCACATCGATCAGCGCATCATCCACATCCCCGCCCTGCACGTAGGTTTCACGATAATTGTCGAACGCCTCGGCCACATCGTAGAAAGCACCGTCAGGCTCATCGTTTTGCACGTGACCCCCCGCCTTCACCCGCTCCTTCAAACGCTCAAGAACCTTGTCCAGAACATCCCTGCTTTCACAAAAATCAATCGCACAGCAACTCATAAACCCAACTCCTTAAATTTGACCGCCCAACAAAACCCGCCACCCGCAAGTAGCGGATTCGATCAACCGTCAAACATCAACCCAGAATCTTTACTCCGCCGATCTCGTTGGCCAGCCATGCCTTAATCCGCGTAATTGCCGTGTTTTTCCACTGATCCCCGGCCTCGAAAATGGCAACAGCGGGGACATTATCTAAACCCTTCACCCGCAACACGTACGGCGCTTCCACCTGCTCGACCTCAAGAAACGTCCTCACCGGCTTCAGCTTGATCGGATTCTTGATCTCAATAGTCTCAACCCGGCTCGCTCCCTTGCGCACGGTTAACTCCTGGCTCACCCCGTCATCGCTCAGCGTCGCGTCGGCAGACACCTTCAGCCCCGAAATCGCCTTGATAATCTTATTCTGAGTTTCCGTCTCTTCAAACTGGGTCATCAGCTTGATGGTCATCTCATCTTGTTTAAACCAGCGACCAAACTCGAACTCACTGAACACCCGTTTTGCCGTCAAATAATGTTCGCGTTTCCGATACGTTTCGTCCGCAATTCCGCTGAGCACCGTCACCGTGTATGGGTCAACCACATGGATCACCACATCGTCTGGCGACACATCCAGGTTCACGGTTTTCGATCCCCCAAAAAAGTCCACCACCGCCTGCAAGGAATGCACGGTCAACGGCTCGATCCTCTTCGGCTCAATTTCGTGAACTGCCCGGCTAGCAAACTTGCGCAAACCCACCTCGTGAACCTCAACCTTCGCCAGGTCGATCAACTTCTGAATCCCTTCAGCAATCATTCGTCCAATCCTCCTATCGTCGTTTTAGGGACCTCGCCAATGTGATCTCCTTCCGCCGGAAATCTAAGCTGCTCCGGGTTATGCTCCCAAATCTTTAACTGCGCCCCCTGTCTCCCCAGGTAGGCCCCGGACGCATACGGCGCATCAGCCTGAAGCTTGCATGACGAAGCCAACTCCATATCCGCCTCCCCACGCGACCCCTTCGGAATAATCGTGATCTTCAAGGCGATCTCCCTCTTGCCGTCGTTGGCGTTCGGGTCGTTGATGTTCGCCAATACCCGTGCCAGCTCCGCCTGAAACTTCTCCTCCAACGCCCCGTTTCCAAGCGTCGAAAGCGTCAATTCGTCGTAATCTTCCAAACCTCTCCCCATACTCTCCACCTCTCCGTTAAGACGCCTTACGCGCCGACTTCTGTTTCTCCAGACTGTCCGCTTTGCGCCGATGAGCCTTGGCATGCCTGATAGACCCCTGAGCCTCCAACCGGAAGGCTGTCACCCTGTGGCGTAAAATCTCGCCGTCAACATCATCAAACATCGACTCAGCAAACTTCAGCTCCTGGTCGCTCATATCATAAGGATGCCTACCCTCAACATTGACACCCCTGGCCGATATCGGGACTGCGTAACCCGCAACACCATCGTCAGTATCTAATGTGCCACCAATAACCGCCTCAAACTCCTCACGGATGATCTGCCTCAACAATGACTCTTCAACGACAACGTTCATCCCATGCTCCTCTGTTTGTTCCGCTGCCACTCGTACCCGCGCGGCAAAAACTGGATTTCTTCAAACTCATGGCACGAAGGTTCCGGCCATCCATGAACCATCGACAACCACACAGCCCGCGCATGCCGTCCCCGCTTGTGACACCGCAATTCCTTTCTGCACTGGGGACATTCCAGCATTCACGACCCCTCAACCCTTTCAACCCGCCCCGTCTCAGTGATCATGAACCGCGACCCGCCGCGCACGTCAACAATCTCCTTCAGCGCCAGCAGAAGGTCTGTCATTTCAACGCTGTGCAACGCATATCCCATGCGGTACGCAAGCCACTCCAACGGAAAAACGTTCTTACATAGCTTCATTAAAGGGACAATCAGATCAGGCGGGAAATGACGCGGATCGTTTCGGTTAAACATCCGCACAAAAAGTTTGTAATCAATGCCCAACTCCGCAGCGACCTGCTTCGGAACCAGACCGGCCAGCTTATAACAACGCTCGCACGCTTCGGTCAGCGTCGTAATGTCATCCAGAAGCGACATATCAATCATGGCTCTCTCCTTTCCACACCGGCGACAAAACAGGCGACTTTATCCCCTTTGTCAAACCGAAAAATCCAACTACACTTTCAATATGATGATGAACAGACCGCTAAAATCAAAGCGCCTGGCCCTTGCGCACTGGAAAATACTCGTCTTCATACTTATCAAGATGAGCAGCAATAGCCTCCTCAGCCTCTTCGACAAGCGTCCTTTTTCGCACAACAGCAAGCACAGAAAGCCGATAATGATAGTCCTCGTCAACCTTCAGGGTTTTTTGAGCCATAATATTTTTCCTTTGTCGAGCAACGTTTGTTGTGTCAAAATAGATAAATTTAATAGACTGTCTGTATGGCGCAGTCCCTTTGTGAATTAAACAATAATCGACTAGGTAGATAATTGCAAGATAAAATCGACACAGTAGATAAAAAAATCGGAAAACTTGTTCTTTTAAAGAGAAAGGAACTAGGACTTAATCAGCAACAAGTTGCTGATATTATTGGTATATCAAAAGATTATGTTTCAAAAATTGAAAAGGGCGACAGAGAACCGAGCAAATTAGTAAAAAGGGGCATTGATGCTTTTTTATTAACTCCTGACAAAAAACGCCACACAGAAAAATATAGGAAATTTTCCGCTGAAGTCTTAAGCACCGCAGAAAAAGAATTTATGGTGAGGGACGCGACAACGACCCCAACCAAGGAAGATCGTGAAAAGGCTATCACCATGCTTGAATGGATCGCCAAAAACGCATCCCACGAATATAAAACTATATTCAACTCAATCAGTGGAGCGTTTGTACGCAATGGCGGTAAATTCTAAAGGGCTTTCTCTCTGAAATCGCCGCAGGAAAATTAAATTACGACAAGTCCTTAAAACATTGATTCGATCCTGAACAGGCAACGAACGAAAAGCAAATAACAGCTTAGCCTCAAGGCTTGACAAAACCGGCTTCATCATGGCAGTCCCCTTCCAAGAATTGTAGAGGGGCAGAATATCACAGCGTTTTACTCGCTGAAAATATCTTATTTTGGATAAATAGAGGGGATTTATTCACACGAGGAATAAATGCCAACAAAAGATTTTGGGCGGGCAATTAAAAAAGCTCGCGTAAGGGAGGGTCTGACACAGGGGGAACTGGCACGAAAAAGCGGCATCAGTCAACCGCGCATGTCGCGCATCGAAAACAGTCACGAGCTGCCGCCGCCGGACGTTGCCAGTGTCATTATGAAAAATCTTAACTCATCAAAAATCGGAATCAAATATTGCGCCAATTGCCCTATCGCAAGATATGGTTGTGCTTTTCATCAGGAACCGACCAGAGCCGCAATGTCGTGGCTTGTTGAAAAAATACAGGACGATCTGGAAAGGTTGGATAAAACGTCAAAAGCCGGAGACAAAAAAGCCTTTATGGATTGCTGCTGCAGACTTCACAGCACCCTGGACGTGCTGTTGAACAACTTATTCGAAGAATAATGGGCGCGGAGACATGCTTAATAGCCGATATAAACTTTTTTTTACAATCTTACTTATTCAATTAACGGCACTTCCAACACAAGCCGGATGGTTCGAACCAGGCAACTATGATGAGTGTATTGACGCATACGTTCAAAAGGCAGAGCTTGATTACGCCGCACGGGTGTTAACAGGAATTTGCGGAAAACACTTTTCACGAACATCACCACCGACAAAAAAAGAAATTCGCCTATATAAATGCATAGAGTCGTCTCTCCCTGAAGCAAAAACAAAAACAATGACTCGAATTTTATTTAAACGCTGTAAAGAAAAAACGGAGTAGCCCATGCTTAGATATAAAAAACTCCTGCTCCAATCCATCGATCCCGACGGCGACAATCCCATGACGCTGCGCGAACTGGCCAAGGCTCTCAAAATGCCAGTTCCCAGCGTTCATAATTATATTGAATACGACACCCTTCCGCGCATTGAAAATATTTCAAAAATGGCCAATTACTACGGCGAAAGCATCAGCAGCCTGTTCAGTAACGACGACGATCTCACCGCTGACCTGATCAAACGCGTCCGCGCCCTGAACTCAGGCCAGAAAAAAAAGCTTCTTCAGGATCTCGACCATGGCCGTTAACCCCCACCCGACAGAACCCAACTACTGGGTTATCGACTGGTGGGTTCCCAACACCCAGAAGCCCGTCAACCCAAAAACCGGAAAGCACCCGCTCAAGCGCAAACGCCAGCACTTCTTTGGAAAATACGAAGAGGCAATGTCACGCTGGTCAGATCTGGTCCAGCAGCACAGACAGACGCAAATCATTGGCAACCCGCGCATCAACGACATTATCCCCGGCTACCTCAACCACATCGAACTCAACAAGTCGCCCGGATATTACAAATCCCTCTGCGCCGCCATGAAAAAGATCAAACCATTCTTCGGCAAACACCCGGTTAGCCATATCACCTACAGCCTGGTCGAAGACTTCAAGCGCCTGCACCGCAACACCCCGTCCCACACCAACCAGTGCCTGCGTTACCTGAAAATCATGATCAACTGGGCCGTCGAACAAAAAAAAGCTCAACCATTGCCGTTTAAAATCGTACCGCTGCCGCACACCGAAGCCCTGCCCCAGCCACCCAGTCCGGCAGAATTCGAACTGATCGTCAAAACCGTCCGCGACCACTTTCGTCAATCCGGCAAACCAGCACAATATCGCGCCACTGTCGAAGCTATGATCCACCTGCTCTACGTCACCGGACTGCGCTTCAACGAAGCCCGGCTCCTGCAGTGGGAATATCTACGCTGGGACGATGGCCGCTGCCTCGTCGCCACGACTAAAACAAAAGTTCAGCGCTACTGCATCTTTCCCCAGGAAAGCCTTGACCTTCTCAAGCCCTATAAAAAACAACGCGGCTATATCTTCACCAACCCCCTGACCGGGAAGCCTGTTACCACCATCCGCAAAACCCTGAAAAACGCCGCAGAAGAGCACGACATCCCCATGCGTGGACCCCATGACCTGCGCCACGCCGCCGGAACCGATACCCTCGACGCCACCGGCGATATCCGCGCCACCCAGGAACTCCTCGGCCATGCAACCCTCAAAAGCACCCAGCGCTACACCCAGATCGCCCTCAAGCGCCGCCAACGCATCGCCGAACTCACCGCCGCCTTCAGAAAAGAAGAGCGCAACATCGAAAAGGCATCAGCTGATGAAAAACGATAGACACCTAGACCACACCTTAAACACTTGTAATCAGTCATTAATTTCCGCAGACCATAAAACTGGCAGTCAAAAGGTCCGCGGTTCGATCCCGCGTAGCTCCACCAGTAAAATCAACGGGTTAGCTATTTTCAGCTAACCCGTTTTTTATGCTTTAGTGTCTATAAAGTGTCTATTGTTTTTTTGTAGACAGTTATATTGCTTTTGAAAAATTCGGTGGCGCGACTTTTGACATAACATATTCGCGAATCAAGGCAATGTCTGGAAAGTGCGTTCCAGGGCATGTTTTTTTAGCATAGTGGCGATGATAGTGAATATCGACAAGGGTTAAGTGGGGATAAATATGAAGCAACCCGGTCAGCAGGTTGATTAGTTTTTCTATTTTCCCGTCCGCATAAACAGACCCAGGCTCAACTTTGTCGTAGTTTCCAACCACGCAGATCCCGATCATGTCGTTACAGCCGACACAGTGAGCACCTTCGTACTGCAGCCCCCTGCCGGTAAACAATACCGGCCTACCATCAACAATCTCGATTAAATATTGATATCCTATTTCGTCCCAACCAAGCTCACCACGGTGAAAACGCTTGATCGCATCATATGAAATTGTGTCTGTGTCCCTGGTCGCGGAATGGTGAACGACGATCCCTTTTGGCTGAAAAAGCGGCTTCATGTCTTACTCCTTCGGCCCGCTCTGCTTGGCGCGTCCCTGATCAATAATCGGTGCCGTGGCCGGATATTGCGGTAAATGGTAGATAACAACCCACAAAAAAAAGGCGATAACGCCCAGCACAACAAAAACAGCAACCTGCTCGGCAACTTTCTGCTTTAATCTTTCCCACCAGCCCAGGTTTTCTTTTTCTTCTTTTTTTGCTTCTTTGCGGGCTGATAGCCTGGCTTGACAATCAATATGTTCCTGCCACAGACCGTTCATCCTCTCGTTCAACGCGGTCAACTGGCTGTGCATGTCCTTTGTACGCTTGTCTGTTTCGCTGATCCGATAATGCAGCCTTTTGTGTTCGTCCTCGTGAGAATTAAGCCGCTCCGTCGCCCTTGCCAACGTCTCCATCGCCTTGGCAATACGCGGCATATTTGCATGAATATCGGAAACAATAGGTTTAAGCCCTGAAATTTCAGTTTCCAGCGTATGGACAGACTCTTTAATTTCAGAAAGCTCGTTCATTTCCGCCTCGTTCAATATCTTATTGAACACATTTGCGCAACATGACTGTAAAATCAAGGGGATATTTAAGGAAACGCGGCAATTCTTTCGGCAAGTACATGGCTATATTCCCTCATGTAATGCGCCTGCAAAAGAAGGCGTCCCCTTTCTGCCGTATCTAATAAGTTGAAAGGTTCCGTAGCAATAAACGCCCCAAGTTTTTTCCGCTTATCATCCAGGGCTTTCTTTTCTTCTACCACCCTCTGTTGGTATGGTTGCATCTTTTCAACTCCTATCGATTATAAACCAGTTCCCGCCGGTTCGGTTTCGCCCGCAGCGCCCGGCGCAGTGTCTGCGACGTGATCGGCGACACTAGGATTCCACTTGGTGACTTAAGGATCTTACGATTAAATTTCACGATATCGCGCAGCACATCCATGCGCTTGTCGCTGGCGCGATAGCGTGCCAAAAGATCGGCCTTGCGGTCCTGCCAATACTGCTTGGCTCGTCTCGCATCCCAACGCTTCTCTGTTTCTTTTGACGGTTTCAGCGGCATAAACCCGAACGAACGGATTATTGCCTCTTTTGGCGTATAGTGCTGTTGTCTTCCGTCGCTGCCGAATATCGGTCTGCCGCTCATGGTCTCGGTGCCGTCAGCATACAGGCGGTAAGCTCGCATAATGTTGGCCATCGCTTCCGGCGACAACTGTTCAACCGCACGGTAGGCGTCACCCTTGGCCGCAGCGTTTGAAGCATAGCGCACCTTCTGCGCCATACCTCCCCAGACGCCCGTCACCCGCTCAGCCAGGCTCTCATCATCCGGCGACAGCCAGGGGATATTCACCCCAATCGCCCGGCTGAAGTTCACCCCGCCCAACGCCGGAGCTCCGTGCAAAACAAAGTCCGCCACCTGGTCGCCGAAATCGACATACTGGTTCCCCGTCTCCCGCAACCACCTTTCCAGCATCCTCAATGGCCGCTCACCAAACATCCGTCGATACCACTTATCAAGATCATCCCCAAACGGCATTGCCGCCAGTCCGCCGAACAACATCAGCGCCGTCAAGCTGCGCATGACCACGCCGAACTCCCCACGCGTCAAGCTGGTCAGCATCCCCAACAGATAGTTGTGCGTATAACTTTGAAAGGTATACAGCGTCCTCCCTAGCGGCCCCATCTTGCGCAGCATAGCCGGGACATTTTCTTTGCCGATCACAAAATGCACATCGTCGACAAAGCGTTCCGCCTTCTTCAACGCCTGCTCTTTTGTCATTCCTTTGGCTTTGAACACCCTGTAAGCCGCCAGCAAGGCAGGTTCACGGTTCCAGTAGGTCTCCACCGCCTGGAATGGGATCATCGCTTTCTCCGTCAACCATCGCAACCCGGACTGTCCCTTGCCCAGCACGCCGCCGTTATCATCCAGACCGCTCATAGCCCGCACGTAATTGGCATGGCTGCGACCGCGCCGCAAACCTTCGTCCAAAACCCAACGCTCCTCCTCGGTCAGCACACCTTCCTTGCCTGCCTTCATCAACAGATGATCTTTGATCACGTCTCGTTGTGCCGCCAGGAGTCGACGCGTCGCCCGCTTGGTGTAACTGGACAGCTTAGCCTGACCCCAAACATAATTCTGCGTTGCGTTCAACATTGCCGAAGACGCCTTGAATCCAAGATACATCAATGCCGCAAAGCTCCGAGCCGTGCCGAACCATTGATCAATATAGGTCGAATTCTTCAATGCATCGTCCACATACTCGCGCACCCAAACTTTATCGTTCGGCCTGTCTGCCGGAATCTGGCCCATAAGCCGGTTGCTGCGCATAGCGAATTCACTCTTACTCAACCACCCGGCCATGCCGCCGACAAACTGTGCCATAATCCCCGGCACGTTCTCGGTTTCGTAACCCTCGATCAAGTGATTTGCCCGATTCAGCCGGTGCCGCCCGAAACCACGCGCCGATATCTCGTCCGCCAGAATCCTCAACACCTGGCGCTGGACCGATAAGCCGTCCTCAATGACTCCCGCATCCGTGGCCTTGTCGAACGCCTTGGACAACAGCCCCTCAATCGCCCGGTGAGAACCAATCCCCAGAAAAATTTCTTCAGGCGTCGCCCGGTTCGGCTCGACAACCACTTCGTAAACCGCATCAGAGTCGAAGCTGTGCGGAATGTAGTCTTTCAGGTTTTTCTCTACTCTCCCGCGCAGGATGTTCGCTCCACCCTTGGTCTTGGCCGGTTGCATCCAGACTTCGGTAAACGTCCCGTCATCATCAACCTGATACACCTTGACGTGCTGTTCCCCATCCTTTCGAATACGTGGCATATAACCCTTGACCTTGCCCCATTGGCTCCTCAGCTTGGCCAGCTCACTGTCGTACTCCTGCACCCCAAGGTAAGCGTTATACAGCTCTTCCTTTTCCAGCATCGGGTGATCTTCACCCCTGGCCAGGATGTCTTTCAGCGTTTTGAAATATTTTTGGCTCCTGAAGTTTGCCGCCGTAACAATATCGATATTCGCCGCGTCAACCGCCACCCGAGCCTCGTCATACAGGTTCATGTACCAGTTGTCTTTCATGCTGTGATTCTTCTGGATCTCCACCTTGGTGCGGCCAGCCATGATATCCTCAACCAGGGTGTCGAAAGACGGCTCACGGCGAAACTTACCTAAAACTCCCTCAACGTCGGATCGGCTCTTCATAATCCGGCGATAAGCCCGCACAGCATGAATGTTCAGGTTGAACTTTTTCGCCAGAGCGGCCTTGGTCGGCTTTTCGTCCAGCAGCCTGACCAACTCGTCGTAATACTCCGTGCCCTCATACGGCACCAGGCGCAAACGCCCCAAGCGGTCGAACATCTCCTCAGAAGCATGTTCAAGGGTCTGGCGGGCGGCAAAGTACGCATCCTGAACCTTTTTCGGCACCGGCTTGCCCAGCGGATTTTTACTGCCCGATAGTTGCTCAGGCGAATAAACCGTTTCGTTGATATCACCCTCAACCATCAGCTTGTCGAACTGTTCGCGCTCCTCCTTTTTCGCTGTGTGCCAGAAGTCACGCACCCCTTCCAACCCGGCATAGCCCTCCTCCGGTTTCGCCGCCATGACCTCGTACTTGATCTCGTTGCCACGTGCCCCGCGCTCAAGCGCCAGCTCGTAAGCCTGCGTACGCCACTTTGACTTTCGACTTCCATAGTGCGGATTCGACAATACCCCGCCGATAGCCTGCTTCATCCGCTCCGGCATAAAGTCGCTCAACTTCTTGAACGGCAACCCTTTATTATCCGGCGTCATCTCGGCCATGAGTTTTTTGGCAGCGTCCATTTTGTCACGCAGCATGAACTTGGCGGTTATTTCAACATCATCGTCGCTGAAAATAACATAGTTGTAATCCCCTTCGCCTTTGCCCCGGCTGGTTCCGTCAAGGTATTTTATTCCACGGATACCGAGGGTGTGGAGGTATTTTGATGCAATTTGGTTATTACTGAACCCACCAATATCACCATAAGGGTCAAAGCCAGCAGTCTCTATCATTTTTTTCGCCCGCCCTGACGGGTTTCCTATTTCACGCGACACAAACCCATAAAAATCACTACCCCTGTGAGCATCGCTTATCGTCCCACCTGCAAATTCAGGGTGCCGCAAAAGCACGTCAGACACCTTCTTGCTTTGCTTACTCAGTAGTTCATCCCACAACAGATACTCCTCCTCTGAAGGCGCGAGTTCGACTTGGTAGAGGTTGCCCTTGCGTGGCTTTATGTCAAGATTTTTTGCAGCGCTAACCGCCGATTGATACATTTCTGCGTACTGTCCTGTCGGCATATCGTAATCACGAAGATACTTATCAACGGATTTCGCTTCAGCAATTCCAGCCGTTACATTTTCAGCAATAGCCCTCATTGACGAATGCCGCGTAATATGTCCAGCCCTTTCCATCTCACGAACCATGTGCTCGACAACCATAAAGTGAGACATAAGGCCATCTGCTGTGTCCCACGCCGAATCAGAGAGAGCCTTTTTATAGTGCTCAGCCACCGCCCGGCTTGACGCAAAATATAAACCATACCCGTAAGCCTGTGCGCCTTCGCCTGTCCCGATATTGTCTGTGCTGAACCTGTCGAAGCTGTGCGGACTGCCATGGTACGCCGCCGAAAACTTCGCTCCGCTAAGGGTCTTAACCAGCATTTCTTCGGTAATTCCTTTTTCCTTCAATTTTTCCAGCAGCAGATTCCCGTCCACAGCAACCGCAGGACCGTCCTTCGACCAGGCTCCAACCTCGGCATAGGCCCGCGCTTTTTTCAGTAACAACGCCAGATCCGACTCGCCCAATTCGGCCAGAGCCATAAAGTTATTGCGCCGTAACCAATCCCGAATCATGCCAATAATTTCTTTGATCTTTGTGGCAATTTTGCCCTGGCTGTGCTCCATGGCCATATGCGCCAACAGCTCCTCCATCAGGGTCGCATGACGCACATCATCCGAATACCCGGCCTTGCGCAGAGCCTTAGCATAACGGTTCAACCTGAACCCGTACTTATTGCTGATCCGCAACATTTCACCCGGCTTCAACATGCCGTAAAGCTCGATCATTTTGGCCTGCAGCGCCTCTCCGTCCTGCCCCATCATGGCAAACAAGCCGCCGTGTCCGTGCCATTCGTGAAACAGCACCTCCTCCAGCATTTTTTCGCTGGTGATACGATCTTTAACGATGTAGACTTTCCCCCTATGGAATACGCCATGTATATCATTGGGGTTGCCGCCCTGCTTATTTATATCATCCTGAATCGCCGCCGGAAGATCGCTCGCCGTCGCCGCTATCACGAATCGTTTCCGGTTTACACGCCCGGCAGTAATCCGAGCGAAAGCCGCATCGAATTCCACGTCAGAAAGAGTGACTGAAACACCTTTACTGACCTCGCCCCGTGAAAACATGGCGATCCCGGTGTCCGTCTCTTTTGTTTCGAATGTCGAAAACAGCTTTTCAAACGCCTTGTTCACCGCCTTGCGCTCTTCACCTTCAGGGTACGGCCTGAACAAGCCTTCAGGGTAAATCGGAACAGGAACAGCACCGTGCGCATGGTACGCCAGGAAGTCGTTCCCGGCTTTTTGGTCCGCCAGCTTGTCTTCCACATAGGCCGCAAACGCCCGTGCCGCCAACTCATGCGGAGTCGACCAGTAGCTGTCACCACGCCCCTGGTCGGCAGCAACCGCCTGGTTTCTGAATTCCGTCGGCACGTTTTTAACTTTCGGAGTTTCCTCGCGAGCCTCTTTCAGTTGATTAATCCGCTCGCGATAAATCCGCATAGGTCCGGCCAATCGGCCAATCGTGTTGTCCCCGTTCTCGGAAAAGCCGCTGCGTCCGCGCACCGCCTTATAGATCGCGCTCATTTCATCCAAAACCGCGTTGGTCCGGCGACCGGATACAGACCAGCGTGAGCGCTGTTTTTCATTCAACACAAATTCTGTTTCAAGCGCCGTATTCGATTCGCCGTTGATCAACATCTCAGCCAACTGGTCGAACCTCGCCAACTGTTCTTCGCTCGCCGGTTTATTTTTACGTTTGTAATATTTCGGGTCGAGCGGCTTGGCCAGGTAATCACGGATTGCCTTTAACCGGTCCGCCAGATCCTGTCTCGATCTGTCCACAAAGTCGTCGGCCCGCCGCGTATCCTCGACATAGGTTTCAGCCTTGTGTGTCATGGTTTTAATCAGATCCTTGTAGGCGTCCGCCAGCTCCTTCCTGGCCTTCGAACGATGTTCCGACAAAAACCCGTGCGACGCGAAAAGATAAGATCGATCCTGAGACGGATAAACCAGGTTGCCGCTTTTATTTTGCGTTTTTTCCGACTTCGCCTTGCTGTCCAGCCGCCCGACATAGTGATCCAGCGCATGGAACCACTCGTGCGCCAGGTGCCCGGCCCCGGCCATCTTGGTCAGGTTGATCACTGCGTATTGCGGTTCATAATGCGCTGCCGCACCAACAAGACCATGCCCCCGCGCCCCAAATGCCAGTGCCAACTCGCCATTCAGCGACACCGCCGCAGGCGGGATCTCCAGAATATCGGCCATGTCCAGCAACGCGTCATAGGCGTGGTTCATCACCTGTTGTCGCTCCTCCTGATTATTCCAGTTGCCAAACTCTGTCGCCCTAAAACCGAACCGCTGCATAAAGTCTTCACCCGCAACGTCCCCTTTACGCCGCTCAACACCCGACCGATAAACAACCTCCGGCCTTGGCAATATTTCCTCGCCGAAATTCAACTTCGTGGTCAGGATATTCTCGGCATTCACGGCCATAAAGCGCATGGCGTCGTCCCGACTGTCGAACTCTTCAGGGATCACGCGGACCCGCTTGCGGTCATTCACGTTACGATAAATCGTAAATTTTCCGTCGCCAACTGAATAAACTCGGTGTTTCTGAGCAGCAACCATCAACGGCAGAACTTCGTTCGCCTCCGCTTCGCTGTCGAAATACCTCCGCCCCATCGGGCTGGGACCACCCCACTTTGATTTTTTCCGCGTGTCGAAAAAGGCCCACTTGCCGTTGTTTTCGCTTTCCACCATCTGCCCGTTGCGACGCACCACTTCATTTTCGATCTGCACCAGGTGATAGCGCGAGCGCCAGCCCTTCGACTGCTTTTTAGCGGCGGACTTTTTGCCGGTTTTAACCGCCAGGTCCTTCCGCGCCCCGCCGATCTTTTCGCCTAGATCGTCGATTTTCTGAATAGAGGGTTTTTTCTCAGTCCTCGAAGTAATAACCCTATCAATAAGAGTCTTTATTCTCGCCGTATCGGCCTTTTCAACCCCTCTTGCCTTTGCAACCATGCGAAGCTTCCAATTCGCCAATTCCTCAAGATCTTCACGACTCCATTCTTTTTCTTCTATTTCATAGGTAAACTGAGCGTTTTTTTTCAGCTTATCTTGAAGATCAGCAACGGCCCCCTCCAACGTCGTTCCAATACCATTGCTGCCAGAGACGTTAATCTTTTCAGTTGGCGAAACAATGAAATAGTCCGGCGCATTTTCAAGATAGGTGAAGGCCACGCCAGCGAATAAACCACTTTCAAGCTCATGCCACCCTTTTATTTTTGTCTTTGAGTTTTTTGACGGCCAATAGATAACTCTTCCTTGCGCGTAATCTTCCTCTTGAATTAGATAATAATCATCCCCGCGAAAATCCGTGTTGATGTCTTTTTCAAATTCAGCAAAGGCATCGTCAAGACGCTTCCTGTCCCACTTACTACGACCCTTCTTGCCATCATGGTCAAAAAATACGGATATCCCGATTCCAGGCCTTTCGTGTCCATATTCCAACGCATGTGCCATCTTCTTCAGGTTCATTAGTGCCCTCGGCGTATTCGATGGATTGGCCCCATCCTTAAACCCTCCAACGACAGGGATTCCGGCTGAGTCACTATGGCGCTTAACCTCTTCATGTAGTTCGACAAGCTTTTCTTTAGCCTTTGTCTTCATGTTTTCAAGGCGGGAAACGTACTTCAGCTTGTTACTGACTACCCCTTCGCCCCTGCCCTCGCCACGCCCTTCAATTGCATTGCGCAGCGCTTCCTCCGCAGCTTCATCATTCAAATCCTGCCAATAATCGTCCTCAACCAAGGAATCAATATCCTTTTCAGTCAGCCCGGCATTCACGGCCCGTTCGACCAGACCACGATCCAAGCGGTCGTATTTCCAGGCAATAGCATCAACAGGATGATCAACGGCATTGTTGGCCATAAAGAACGAATAAGCAAAACCCTCTGGCGTCACGCTCCTGGCGTTTTTCGTTGCCAAAGACTTGCCGCCATATTTTTTATGCATTTTCGAGCCCTCGGTCGGCTCAGTCGGGGAAACAGGCATATCCGCATTAAACCGCCCCCATAGCAGCGTCTTCTTTGTGTAGTCCTCACCTACGTGATTCGGGTCGAACGACAAACGCCAAGGCGGCAGCCCACCAAGCTTTTCAATCCTTCCAACCGGGTTTTCAATCGCCCAGATCGAAGGCTTGAAATGCTCAATCGTCGCCAGTGTCTGGTGAACCAGGGCAACAGATTTAGCTGTCCTCCCGTCAGAGTCCTTGGCCGCAAAGTGCCGCGCACCACTCACAGCAAAGTCGGTACAGGGGCACGCAGCCAGAACAGCATGAACATGCTTGCCGTCGAAAGACGCGAACAGATCATTAAAGAACTGGGTAGAAAACTCATGAACATCACCAACATTCACATCTCGATGATTTCCGTCCTCGTCCAGCAGGGTGTTTTTCATCAAATCCTGAATGTCAAAACGATAAACATCATACCCCGCCTGCTCCCAAGGCAATGACCACTCGCCGGACAAATCAAACAATGAAATAACAACCTTATCGCTGTTATCGTTTTTTCCCTTCTGTGACTCTTTACCCTGCTGAACGGCGTGATCTTCCCATGAACGGATTTTCTTCTCAGCATCCGCCCTGGTCATCCATCCGTGATCTTTAACATAAACCTTTACCTTGTCGTTCAGGCGAACAACCTCACTCTTTTTCGGCGGATCGAAGAGATGATGAACTTTAAAATCACCTTCGACCTGCTGCCGCTGATATTGATTAAACTCATCAACAATTTCAGAAAGCTCGCGATCATCAACCCCCTCAGCTTGATGCTCAGGCGCGACAGACTTGTTCTTGTCCTCATCAAACAACGGACCTTCATCAACCTTCGCCTCATACCCCTCCAGAAACCGCTCCACATCCAGGCGATCTTTGGCGACGTAAACCTGATTCTCTTCTTTGTCGATAATCGGGTACGTTCCGTCCTTCTGCTTGCTGCGAACTTTCAACCCTTTACCTTTTGCGGTTTTTCGCAGTACCTGAATATGCTTCGGCTTTATTTGTTCCGCCTGAGAACTTCGACCTTCTTTTCCAGTCGCCTGATCATCTTCTGCCGAAACACCATCCTGTCCCGCTGTTTCCCCCTCGGCCACAGTTGCAGAATCAGCCACCACCTCAGCCTGTTCAGTAGAATTTTCATCCTTTGTCTTTTTTCTGCCCTCAATGACGGAGTCAATCAGCTGTTGATCGATAGGTTTTTTCCAGCCATATTCGTTCTGACGTCCATCTGAAAGAGTTGCGATCAAATCAAAAACCCGATCCCTGGTCTCATCAACAGGGATTCCGTGTTCAGTTTCTAATTTTTTCGTTATACGCTCGGTAAGATTTTCTTGAGCGTTATTAAGCGCCTCTTCTGAAAAATACAGGGCCGCCTGCGCCTCGCTCTCCAGGTCGCGAATCCCGTCATCAATCGCTTTTTTTCTTTCGCGAGCCTTAGCCGACCTGTCCCCCTTCAGACCATCCCTTTCTTTCCGCAACTGATCAATAGATGGCCTGTTCTTCTCAACAACAGCCTCATGTCCTGACAGAAGATCACCCCACACATCATTGATTTTTTGTGGAGTGATCCCGTCTGGAAAAACATATCCCTGAAAATCACCATCAAGGACGATTTTTTTGACATAATCAGGAAGCTTCGCTATTTCTTCGGACAACTCCCGCTCTTCGCTCGCGGTCCCGTCCCGTTCCTCGGTCCCTGCCTCTGTCCTTTGCCCTTCTGGTTGCTTTGACTCTTCGCCATCGTTGACCTCCTGTTGATAGGTTAATGCCCCTTTTTTCGGAGCGTCCGACTTTGCCCACTGCTTGAACTCGTCAACCGGCATGGCCGTTACCGCACCGGCCCCGTCCCAGCCCTCCTCATAGTTAGACAGGTAAATCTGTAAAGCGTCGGCTTCACCCTGCGCCCCGATCACGGCCTTATGTTCATCGAATGAACCGTCCTTGTTCTTCTGATCAATCACATAAACCGTGTCGGCAGTTTCCGCCTGCGGTCCCAGGAAGATATCGAGATGATCTTTATCGAAACCAACGGTCCCTTTAATGTAGCCGTAATGATGAGCAATCGGCGTTTCCCACGCCTTGCCGTCTTCGTCCACACCCTTGCGGAAAGAACCGGCTGGATTCTCGATACTGATATCAAGCCCCTGCAGTACCACATGCCCTTTCTTGTAGTTTCCCGCTTCTTTCTGTGCCGCGCTCGGCTCAGGCACGTCATTCGCAGGCGATGTCGCTGCGTCGTGCGCCTTAAAATCAACTTCTCCTAACCCTGCCCCCTCATCTTCGCCCCACACTGGTGGCACTTCTTGCGCGACGACTGTTTCTTGCCGCATTTCGGGCAAATCGCCATAAATATCCTCCATTGGCTGCTGATCCGGCTCAACGTCCGACAATCCCTCATCGTTTCGTATGCCAAAACTATCATTTAAGACTGATTCCTGGGTCCCTTCGATACCAACATCCTGCTGAATCGGCCCTTCTTCGGTCGCTGGCGCTTGCGGAGCCATACCCACCGCTTTTTCCAGTGGCCCCTTTGGTTTTTCCGGCTTCACCTGTTGCGGAGCCATGCCGCCGACAGGCTCCCCTTCTGTCGGTTCTACAGTCTCCGGCGTGCGTGGCTTAGAAACCACAGCCGTCGGCACAGCGCCCATACTGCCACCCACTGCACCAGCCCCGGCAGACTCTCCCATTCGCGCCAGGTTCTCAGCCGTGAACATTTTATAATTCGGATCGTTCAGCTTCAGGTTCACCAGCGACAGGAACTCCTGCCCCATTTCCTGCCCCGCCTCCTGCGGAGATTGCAGCGCCGCTTCCTTGGCGATTCGCGCCACCAGGTTTCCATCACCCTTCTTCAGTGCCCGCCTGAACACTTTGCCGGTTTCGGCCCCCAGCGCCTTGTCGATAAAACGCACGTTACCACCGGCCAGTTCCAGCAGCGCCGCAGCAAAACCGGTTCCCAGAGCTGCCGTCACACTGGCATCTTCAACCCCGTACTCATCAACCCCCTCACCAAAATTTCCACCCGCCTCCATCTGCCAGGTCGCACCGACTGCGCCCGCCTTAGCCCCGAACGATTTCAACAGCTTTCCGGTCGCTACCTTCTGCGCTGTTTTCTTTTCGATCCCGCGCTTGACCAGATCGTTGGTTAATTTCTTGATCCCCTTTTTCAGGATCGTCCTGCCCAATAAACCGCCCGTAGCTGTCCCAGCTCCAGGCATCGCTATCGAACCGACAATCGCCCCGCCTATGGCTTCGGCCATTGACGGCAACAGGTTTCCTGCGGTATACGCTACCCACCCCAACGGATCTGACTTGAACCCCGGCTTTTCATACAGCGACGCCTCGCGCTGATTCTTTTCATAAAGGTCAAGCCCCCAGTCACGCAACGAATCAAATCCCGTAGCCTCGCCTGCCAAGGCCATGGCTCCGCCACCCATCGCCTGCATGGTGTCAATACCACCCAACAACCCACGCGTCGCGTCGCTGTATTTTTCGCTGTTTTCAATCCGAGCCTGTTCATCTTTTTCGGCCAGGCGACGGTCGGCAACCTGCGAAGCCGCCGCTATCGGGTCTTCAGATAACGGCGGTTCGATTTCGGCTTGGGATTGTTCTGGTGAAAGGTATTTAAGAAAATCGGCGGCATAATTCGGCATAACGGCTCCACCTACTGTTGAGATTTAACGATTTCGTTTTTAATCGCGTCCGCTCCCTGCGGGTTTACCTGGGCATACTCCTGCAGCGCTTCCGGCTTTTTCTCCGCACCAGCGGTTCCATAACGGCTCTTGGCCCAATCCTGAAACGCCTTGAACACCTGACCAATATCAGATTTCAGCGCCTGCGCCGGGTTCACCACAAAATAATCGGCAATCTGGTTCAGCCCGCTCATAACGAACTGATAAGGTACGCCCAGAATCTTGGCCCCGGTTTCATTCACCGCCGCGTTATAGTCCGCATCCGATACCGGCTTACCACCGATCATGCGTGGCTGCTTCGGCACACTGAACGCAGGTGCGGCCATCCCCCCTCCAGCACGTTCAGAACTCCCCGCTTGTGATTGCATCCCACCGGACTGCTCCCGTTTTCCTTGCGCCCGCTGTTCCAGCAATCTGAACAGCTCCGGATTCTCACCGGCAACCTGCTTCACCGCCTCGGCCCGCGCCGCCTCGTCCTTGATCGACGCCAGGTAGTTTTCCAACTGAGCCGCCCCTTCCTCGGTCGCCGGAACCACCGCAAAGGTCTCGTCGCCACCTCCGACTGAAGGTTCAGCTTGCCCACCACGGGCATGACCACTCTCAACCTGAACGTGCTTGCCGCTGTACGTGTACCACTGCTCAGGGTCTTTCCGGCTGATATAACGCTCGGTATTGGCAATCTGGCCGTCCAGGGTTTTCAAAGCCTTTTCAATGTTGCTCTGATCAAGAACCTCGCCTGTCAGAGGATCGAAGCCCTTCTCAACCGAAGCACGGCTTTTGTATAGCCCGTCAAGCTTTGTCGTCCACTGGCGGAATTCATCTTCGCCCATTGTTCCGCTGCCACCGCCACCACCGGACGCCCCACCGGCCTTGCCTGCCTTCACCCACTGCGGAACCTGGGCAACTTTCTTCCCGCTCTTTTTATCAAACGCCACATGGTACGGTTTGCCACCAATATCCACATTGTCACGCCAAACAAGCTCACGATCAGCACCCTTACGCTTTTTGATAAGCAGTTCAGCCGCATTTTTAATATTCCCTCCGGCTTCGGCAACAGCTTCCAGCTTTTTCTTTTCGTCCGCGTTAAAACCAACCAGATCACTCAACGCACCGGCCTGTTTCGTCCCTTCAAGACGTTTGCGCTGTTCTTCGCGCAAGCGCTCAGCGTTCTCCCAATAACGGTCCAGCACCTTCTGCGCTGTAGCATCATCCATCCCGGCCAAGGACGCCAGAACAGCCTTTGAGGCCCGTTCGGCGAAATCAGTCTGGGCATACAGATCACCAATCCGCGCTGTCGACACCACGTCGTTCGGGTCGTTGCTGCGCCTATTGCTCATCGGCGCACGATAGCGCTCACCCGTTTCCGGGTTCACCCCTTCCAGCAACACCACCACCCGTGCATCCTGGATCTTGTCAACTCCGGTCCCGTCAATTAAAAATTCAACCGGGCGTCCCTGCCCATCCTTGAAAACCTGACTGCTCCCGCTCACCGCAGGAAACACCCGGCTGAAGCGGGCGAACAGCTCAGGGTCCAGATCTTCACTGATCCGCGTGCGCTGACCCAGCAGCTTCCCACCCATCTGCTCCGACAACCCGACAATACTGTTTTTCAACGCTGGCGCGATCTGCGCCTGCTCCTTCAGCTCGCCAACAGTCTGCGGAAGAATCCCAACCGCCCGCAAAGCGCCGCCCGCTTCCCACATCTTCGGCTTGACTTCCTCAGGAACGATATCGCCTTTGGCCACCCGGTCGAACCAGGGCCACAGCTGGCGCATCACCTCGTCCTGTTTCTGCTCGTCGAACGCCTCGTCAAAACTCACATGAGCTGCCGGATCAAGCTTCGCAACATCCTCAGTCGTATAAGTTCCGCCGTCCAGTCGCGCCAGGGTCGAAGCAGCGCTACGCTTTTCAGCTGCCACCTGGTCCGCTTCGCGATCTTTCCGCTCAGCCCGCTTATAAGCGTTCATACGCATATCGAACAATTGGTCCTGCTGTTTGTCCGCGTTCACTCCGCGCCGAAAATCGCGCATCGTGTTCAAGCTGCGAAAAAATGTCCCTGCCGGGTTAAATTGCATTGTCGCCTCCCTAGCTTGCCAGCCCGAAACCAGCCAGTCCGCCGAGAATCCCGGCGGTCACAATCCCCACAGGTCCAGCCCCGGCCATAAATGCTATCCCGGCACCTACGCCCGCACCACCCACGCCGGAGGTGACTTGCGCCTGTTTCTGCTGCATATCCAAAGTGTCTTCCGCGTTTTCACGGGCCTCATCAAGATCAGACGCCCTTTTCAACCCGCGCATCGCCGAACTGCGCTGCCCCATTGCCATGCCCGCAACACTCATATCACTCTCCGCTCATTCCGTAGGATCTCCCGGCCACATTGGGAACCCCCGTGGTCATGATTTCCATATCGCGTTCTTTCAGTTTCTGCCGTGTTGTGTTTGCCGCACCGGCCATGGTCGCGGTTTTTTCCAGGTCGGCCAACCGGTCCATACTCGCCTGGGTTTGCGCATCAGGTGCCATCCCCAACCGCGACATGGTTGTTCTCTGGTTTTTCTTCGCCGTATCAAAACTCTGACCAACCAGGTTTTTCGCCTCGCTCACCGACGTCTCCACGATCTCAGGATTTTCCGTGGTCAGGTTGCTCAGAAGGTCCATGGTGAAAGGCTTGAAGTTTTGCTCCCAATCGTTATAAAGAGCCAGCGTCACCTGGGCATAATTGTCACTGGCCTTGTTCAGCACCGAAAGCAACGGCAACCCCGTTGCCGGATCGCTGACAGCTTGCGGCGCTTGCTCTTCCGGCTGCGAAGAAAGCCATGAAAAACCATTCGTTCGTTCTTCAGCCATAACTAACCCCCTTTAAGGGTGATATGGGCTGGCCATACCACCGACACGCCCGACGCCAACACCCGTGTTTTTATTGTTGTATCCCCCCTTCGACCAGTCCATCCCCGCCAGAATCCCAGCCCCGGCCATCGCCGTGTCGATATTGGCAAAACGGCTCTGCTGTTTATTGAACATCCTGTTGATTTCATCGGACACCGATTCCCGCGCCACATCGCCGATCCCCTCAACCGCTTCGGTCTTTTGGCCCATACCGATGTTCGCCACCTGGTTCATTCCGGCCAGCTGCGTGTCATCAACCCCCCGCGTTGCCGATACGGACGCTCCGGCTCCAGCTGAACCAATATCGTCCTCCGCTTCTTCCAGTGCCATGATCGCCTTGCCGCTGTTCGGGTTTATGCCGCTGCGGGTCAACGTCTTTTCCATTCCACTGGTGGCCTGAGACAGGTCGGCATTGGTGATCCCTCGTGCAATCTCCTTGTCCGCCGTCTTATCTGCCGCTACGCCCTGCGACCAGCGCTGTATCACCGGAGCAAAGTCAGTGACATAGGTATTCCATTCCTTGACACCAACTTCAGCATCCGCTTTTTGCGCTGCGGTTTCCTTGACTTCGTTATCCGGGTTACTCATAAACAACCTCCCAGCGGTATTTGCGATCCACAACCGTCCAGCCTTTACGCTCATACCCTGTGCGCGGGGACCGAAACTCAATATCAATCGCGCCGATTTCTTTTGCGATACGAATAATCTCCGGCATGAACACCTCGAACGGGTCGCTCTGGCCGCGATAAAAAGCCGCCTCTACATAAAGACGGATCTTCAGCGAGAACAGGTCAACATGCTTGGTACAGATTAAAAATCCGTCAACCCCAGCCGCCATAAACAGCGTCCAGTCACCGGAAACGCAGCGGGAATAAACATCTTCCGGTCGCCACTCCGGCTGAAATCGCTTTTTAATATCTTCAAGGCCCGGCCTGACCTGATCCCAGACCTCGCGAATGTCAGTAATTTCCAGCTTCAATCTCGACTCCGTTCACTATGTTATTGAACAGCGTTAGCACAACATAAGTACGAAGAACAGCATTAATCGTCCCGCACTTTTCTCGCCAGCATCGGAACGGCCTTGGCCAGCAATTTCAGTACCCGGCTGTTAAACGCCGTATCCTTGGCCAATATTTTCAACGCGTCCCTGGCCGCTACCGGAAGGGCTGCATAGTTCGTATCGATATACGCCTCGATCTGCACGTCAGTAAGTCCGGACAGAGCGGAAAGATTGCTTGCAAAAAAAGCATCAATCTCCTCCGGGGTTTTTTCGATAAGAGAAAGAAAGAGGCTGTCGGTCTTCACACCAACTTCCGTCTGCTCCTCTACTGTGCCCCTGTAATCAACATCAAACGGCATTGACTGTCTCCGTAAAATCACGATAGGGTCGGTTTCTGAACATCAGATTGAATGCTTTCGGAATGGTCGATTTTATCGTCCCGACACCATCATTGACCGTATCGTAAAACTCCCCGTTGATATAAACATCCGTTCCGACAGGTATTCCTGAAATATTCGCCGTGTCGCTTCCATCTGCTGCGATTTGCGTTTTATCAATTACGATAGGCATTGACTGGCGAATGGTAATCCCGTCCCCATCCCACCTGTAGTTTTGAACTAGGTCAGAGTCGATTGGTGATCCATCAGGCACAACAATACCGCCGGGATCATGATTCCCAAAGATTGTTTCCGCCCGAACAATAATATTGGCTTCACCTAAAAATATCTGCCTCATTGTATCCTCTTATATATACGCATAGCGAATAGTTTGACTTGGCGGCGTTGGATCTCCAGGTGTAGGCGTGAAAGTAACCCTGAACGAAGTTGTTGTATGTAAACTTATCCTGGTAGTGCCATAAGCCTCACCACCCCAGGCATTGGCAATAGCATATCGTCCAAGGTTGTGAGTTACGTCTATATATCCGCCAGTTGTAGAAAATGATCCGCTTGCCGCAGCGCTGAGTTGCTTCCCATTCAGATAAGCTTCACTTTCAATATTTAAATTATGGACAACACCAGTGCCGATGTTGGCGTTCGCCGCCACAAAATTATTGACAACGGCATTTTGAATCCACGCCCATGTCGCCACCAAGCTTGAGATAAATGTCCCCTGGTTCGCGCTGGTAATCGGATTTCCAGACCAGACCGGAGAACTCGTTAACCAAGAAGGCGACTGCGAATTGTCAGATGTTTTATCCGCATCAGACGGAGGTTTTGTGCCAGTCAGTGCGGAGTAGGCCAGTGAATCAAGTGCTGCCAGATCTCCCGCACCGGACACCCGCGACAGGTCAATATTCCCGCCGCTTTGCAGCAACACTGTCCCGTCCGAATCGCGGATCACCGCATTGGTCCCGTCAAATTCGAAGATCGGGGCTGCAACTCCGGTGCGGTAACACTTGACCACACCCGGCCCGATATGCGTCCGGTTGCCGAACGTATCTTCAAAGTCTGCGGTTTTGCTGGTCATATCGATATCGACCAGTCCGTCCGACGAACGCAGCGCCCAGCCGATAATAGCAACAGCCGACTGCAGATATGCCGTAGCCAAAGAATCAGCGACAATTGTTTTCGCGGCAAAGTTCTCAGACGTCAGTTTCTGGATCAGCGCTTCCTTGATCGCCGCCACCCAATTGCCATCCACCAATGCAATCTTAAAAATCTTTTCCAGGGTGACATCCGTAGCCACCAACTCCCAAGTCACGCCACCGTCAACGACCGTATTGCCGATCACTGTTGGCCAGGTCGGTTCTGTCGAACCGGATGTTCCCGCCACCGTGCATTTTAACGCCTTGCCGTCCACAATGGTCGGCGTGACCACGTTATCAACCACGTAAGCCGTCGTCGCCTGCCACTTGTCCGCAACCAGGTTATCGAGCACATAACCCGGCTCATCAGCCGTCCTGGCCAACGTCCCGTCAAGGTCGTTCAACGGCCCGGTCCCCAGAGCATTAACGAACCGTGCCCAGTAATAATAATCCACCGATAACCGCGCATCAGGCGGACTGTCCGGGTAAGACACCCCGCCCGTTCGCCCGATCACCGTGGCCGTATCGTAATCATCAACCGTATTGCGCAGAAACTCCGTATAAACCACACCCCAGCTGCTCGGCGGAGCATCAACCGACAATAGGATCTGATTAAACGCCCCCAAAGCCGTCAGGTTTTCCGGTTGTCCAGGCAAGCTGGTCGGATCACCGCCTGCAGCCGCCGCAGCGGCGGCCAGAGTCTGGGTTATGTCGTCCGCCGTCGCTGCCCCGCCCGCGCCTCTCACGTCGCGCAAAAACGTCTCCACCACGGAAAATGCCCGGCGCACCTCAACCGGTACCTTGCTTGACAGCGCCGAAAGGCTTTTGGGTCTAACGCTCACTCACCAACTCCTTTTCGCTGGTCGCAATGGCGATCAGCGACCAGGGAACAGACCCGGCCACCTGGTATTCGCAATCCTTCGACTTGAATCCGCCCGGCAGCTTGAACGGGTCGGATGAACTGACCGTCCGTTCCTTTTTCAAATTGCCCCCGCTCCAGAAGCTGAATGTCAGCGGGTAGCTTTCGGCCAGCACCCGACCGCAGGTGAACCCGGTCACATCCGGCAGGAAAAATTTTTTGCCCTTCCATTGCTGCGCCAACGCAGATCCCGCATCCCACAACTCGATCCCGGTTGTTGTAATGACATACAGATCGCCCGTCGCCTGGTTGGTAAACCCGCCCGTCGCTGCAACCTGGTGATAGGTTAAATCGCCCGTCGCCGGATCGAAAATAAAACCTTCAGTGCCGGTCACGGTATTATCCCAGAACGCCACATAACGACCGTTCCAGTTGTAGGCATGAATCGTCTCCGGTTCCATAGTCTTCCAGTCCTCCGGGTCGATCAGGTCCTTGGTCAGCAGCTTCATTTCTGTCATACCGGCCATCCGCAGGCCGTCCACCGCCGGGTAAATCAACGAGTAACCCATGTCCACCATGCCCCGCGCCGCCACGCAGGCATAGCCCTCTTCCGCTTTTTCCGGGTTGCTCATCGCCTCCGGCGTCGGAACCGACACCAGGTAGGCCGGTCCATCAGTCGCAATCAACACATAGTTCCCATAGGCCCCATGGGCCAACGGTGTATGAGTGATCGCCACCCGGTAGCCCACCGGCCACGCATGGGGCTGGTACGGCTCAGACAGGCACAGCGTGTTCCCGCTCAGTCCGGCGAAGCTGCCATTCGGCAGCTCAATCATACTGTGAAGATCGTCCGGCGGCATGTCATATGTCGCTGTCGCCAGCACACTCCCCAAGCTGGCCGTGGCACAATCATCATCGATTGACGATGCTGTGAGCGGGATTAACCCGCTGGAATAAGCCGACGGGTAAACCAGTTGATAATCCGTATCCTCGCTTCCTGTGCTGGTCCGGTACAGACGCAAATGGGTGATATTGTAATTTCCCGAAGGCACCGCCGGGATATTACTGACCGTAACACTCTGCCCTGGTGCCACATCCACGGAAAGCGAAACCGGCCCGTTCGGCCCTTCTTCTCCATAAGCGGAGACATAGGTAAACAGGTAATAACGCGTCTCCACCTTGGTCGGATCATCGTCCGTAATCGTCCCCGTTACAACCAGCGTCGGTTCCACGGTCGGAGTCGGGACGCCAAGATCCCAACTCGAACCCGGCCAGTCGATTCCCGCATTGGCCATCGCTGCTGTAGCATATTGCGGTGCGAACTCGTCCCCACCGGCAAAATAAATCCGCCCGTGCTGATCGTTCACCACCGGGCTGCGGCACACACTTACCGGTGTGATCCAGTTCAGCCAGGTACCCTGATTCAGAAAAATTGACACCGCACCCGCTTTACTCGGAGCCTCAACAAACGTCGGCGCTTTCAGCGGACGCATCCGGCCTGGCACAGGGACGCAATTGATCGCAATCTGTGCCATGTTGTCGGCCAGCACCGTCGCATCGATGGACGGTGCCAGCCCCTTCGGGTTCAGTGTCTGCAGTCTCATTGCGGCGGCCTTTCACGTTCGGCGTTACGCCTCAACAGCGACATATAATTCTTATCGTTCGCCATCTCCACCCCGATAGCATTACCAAACGCCTGCAGCCGTCCCGCCGCCCGCGTCTCGTTCACCGCGCTGGTGCCGTCCTTCAATAGCGCCCGGAACGTCACCCACTCGACAATCGCCTCTTCCAGCTCATCCGCCAGATCTGCGTCAAGGTCGGCGGTTGAATCGTCAGCACTTAAACTGGTCGCCGCCTTCGTCAGCGTATGAACCGGCTGGCGCGAACACAGCAGTTCGACATAATGCGCCGTCGCCGGAGCCTTATGACACACCTGGAACGCCTTCGGTTCGCGCTCGTCGATCACCGCCCAGCGGATGAATTTTTCCGCGCTCAGCGTGTGCCAGTCCGGCAGCAGGATATCCAGCTTCGCCGGATCGATCTTAATAATCGCCCTACCTGGAGTCGCCCCGTCGGCACCCATGTTGCGCGAAACATCCAACAGCTGCAGCGGGGTAAAGTTGCTCAGGTCTTCACCGGCAAGATCCTTGAATGCCGCACCGCTCATGTTCTGTCGCGTGCTTCCTGCGGTCAGCAGCATCGACACCCGCCTGGTCAACTCCGTCGGCTTCAGCTGCACGATCTTAAGACATGCCTCAATAATATAACGGGCGATCTCGTTGATCGTGGTCCGCTCGAACTCGTTACCCGCCTCAATATCGTTCATCAGCATGCCGACTTTGCGGCCAATCGAATAACTGGACAGCGCCATGTCAATAATCCTCCATCGCTTCCTGGTTGATCGAATCCGCCATCAGCTGCTCCTCGTTCAGTTGCTGCGAAGTCAACACCCCGTCCACCTGCGACTGAATCACCGTGGCAAACCCGGCTTCGCGTACCGCCGCGACACCAAGCTGCAACACCGAAGAGCAGGCGTCGACAAACACTGAATCGAACATCCCGTAAAACGGCAGGTCTTCGTCAAGGTCCGTGGGCGCATCGGGCCGCTCGTAAACCGGGACCGTGATCACCGTGTCTTCTGCCGGAGCAGGAAAAACCTTCAGTTGCTTCCCCATTGTCCGGTAATACTGTGGAGTATCGTCATCCAGCACCGGATCTTCCTTGCCCTTCAGCAGCTTCAGCTTCGTCCCGTCCGCCAACGCTGGACGTCCGGCGATATCGATACACTCGTCCGGCAGAAACTTGCGCCCCTGGCTGGCCTTGAACGTCAGCTCCAGTGGATCTTCAGCAACCAGGTGTTCCGAGCGCTTGAAATACAAATGACTGACAATCACATCCTGGACCGCCGTGACCGCCTCGAATATGGTACAGGTCGGCTCCTTGACTTTCAGGACCACCCGGTTGAACACATCGTTAATCGTCATCAGCTACTCCGATAATCTTAAGATCGTCATCGATCTTTAGCAGCGATTCGCATTCAGGACAGATTGATATACAATCACCCTCAGGCGTTTCGACCATGGTCAAATGCTCATGGCAAAAATATCCCTCGCACGAATAGTCCTGCTCCCCGTGCATCCCTCCGCAAGCGTGAGCAAGCCCCCGGTCGATTTCCCGATTGCAGCCCGGATGGTCGCACGTCCCGTCAAAGCTGTAGCCTATCGGCCTGCCTTGACTATCTGTTCCGCAGTTTCCCCATCCCACTTATCGGGCCGCAAGGTTTGCATTTGAAATCAGAGCCATGTCGTACCAGGCACCAAACTTCTTATATTCCGGCGTTTGCTCAAACTCACGGCGGCCTTCTTCCAGAAGCTTTCGCAATTTTGCCTTATACTCGTTGACCAGAAGTTTTTCATCGGTCTCAGCTTCCGCCCTGGCAATTGCGCGGTCGATATCTCTATCCAAGGCTTTCATATAGCTATAGAGCAGCGTTGAGGCTGGCCTTTCTACGATACCAACAACCCCAAGCCGCGCAGCCGACGCCTTTTTCACAGCTCGAATCACCGCCTTGATGATCACCAGCTTACGGCCAGGATCAACCACACCCTTGACCTCCAACTCATTCACAGTTTTAGCCTTGATCACGTTGTAAAGCTCAACAGCAGACAGTTTTTCGTTCGCCGTCAACTCAAGTTTATCGATTTTCTCTTGAACCGTCCCGTCAAGGTCAGCCAACAAAACAGATTCGTTATCCATCTGGCCCAACAGCGCCGTCGATACAGCATAAGCCGGAGCAATCGCCTGCGGCATAGCTGTCAACGCCCCACCGACCGCTAGGTTGATAATGCTCTGCTCTACGGCATCCACCTGCCCGTCAATGGTGATCAACCCACCTTTTCCGGCGCAGCCTGAAAACATCAAAACAAATCCAATCAGCACAACAAACATCAACAGTTTTTTCATGGTCTTCTCCTTTATCGGCGTTAAATATCCACCTCAAGTAACTCAATAGTTTGACCTGCGAACTCGTGATTGCAATCAGGCAAAAACTGAACTTTTCCATCGTTCACAAAAGAATGACACCTGAAATTATGGCCTTTAGTTAATATGCTCGGTTTCAATGTCGGCTTTTCCGTGTCCCCATTCCAAGACCAGCATGGTGTTCCTCTGCGCGTCGCACTTCCATGAACAACCGGCAGCCTGATACATCCAGACGGTCCAGGAACACGCAACCACACGTGCGTTGCGCAACCCGGCTCACAAAACACTTCCCCGGTTTCCGTCGCTTTTGTCGGTTGCGCTTTCACGCTGCGACCCCCTGCTTAACCAGCACTTTCTCCATCCGCTTATGATCATCCCTCATCCATGGCCACCAGCCGCCAACACGCACACCGGACCACACCAGGGTCGCCCGCCAGCGTTCAATATCAAAGTGAACACACATAGCAAACAAAAGAGCGTCCCCGAAAGCCCTGGTGATACTCTCATCGTAGTTTTCCCACTCCAGCGTACTGTCATTCAACACCTGGAACTCGCCGACCGGCATCACCCCTTTATACTTGTAAATCAGGTCATGAGGCAGGGCTGGAGTGTCCATCACCCCGTGCGGAGCCAACCCCAGCAGAGTCCAGGTTAAGCGTGGGATACTGGCTCCGTCGATGATCGTACCCTCTACCAACAACAGGCGATAGGTTTTATCTTTATGAATAAAAACCAGCCAGTCGGTCTCGTCCAGGCAAACCAACCTCCGCCCGACAGAATGAAATGATAGCGCCACTTCCGGCTCAAGTATCGTGATTTCAGCTCTCATTGTTTCGGCTCCGGCAAACCGAAAACCCGGCGATAAATCGCCCTGACCCGGTTCCATGCCGCCTTCGTTTTGTCCGACCCGAACTTGTTGACACCCAGCGTAATCGCCGGAGCCGCAGCCGGTATAAGCACCAGAAACAGCCATTGCCAATCAAAATTATTCATTACCTATCTCCTTCCACTTCCTCACCGGCTCCAAAGTCGCCCTTGACATTCACCCACCTTGCGTTATTCATTAAACAAACACACTCACGAATGGAGGGGCTTATGCGCACGATTATTTCCCTGTTTCTGTTGCTGTCCGTTGCATCCGTATCCCATGCCGCTGTGATCGATGGCGTCCCGTCATGGCAAACAAACGGCGGGGCCGGAGCCGGAGCGCTGCAAATCCTCGGCTGGTACGATCTTCACGGCTACGACAACCTGTTTGCCGCCGAAGGTGAAAATATCTACACCCAGGGCGCTCTGCTCGCTGAACTCCAGGATTTCGACAGCTTCCTCAACATCAATCAATGGGGCGGCGTCGATGGCCGGGACATTCCCCCGGCTGTCGAGGACTTTGCAGCGTTCAAGGGCTACAACTTTGCCGCCGAATACATCACCTTTTTCTTCTTTTCCTTTGAAGATTTCATGGCCGAAATTGACGCTGGACGCCCGGTCAGCATTACCACGGACAACACCGAAACAGGATTTATCCCGATTGAAGTGGCAGGTGTCGGCTATGACATGATCGACGGAGTTCCTCATTATGGGTTTATTTCCTCTCTCACTGGGCTGACCGATATCATCTGGAAACCATGGATCGAAGGATCGACCGAGTACGCTTGGGGAGTCACGGACGTCATGACCATCGCTCCACAAGCCGCCCCGGTCCCTGAACCATCGACCGTACTTCTGTTCAGTGTTGGAATCATTGGATTGTCCCTCCGATGGAGACTGCGCCAACCTTCTTAAATGTTCTTTCCGTCAACGTAATCGAATCGCTCAAACTGGATGATATGTTGTTAGCAGCATCCATCGCCCAGGCGTAAAGGGTTTTGCTGCCATAGCTGGAAAATGTGTAGCTGGTCTGTGCGCTTGATTGCCAGTCTGGATCTGATGTGCTCGGAGTTGTGGCTGATTCGTTCAGGAGGTAGTCAGTCACTGCGACATTATCCGTTGCAGTGAAGGTGTTGACTGAAACGGTTAAAGATGATCCAGTGGCCGGAATGTCGAATGCTGTGACTGTCGGGTCTGTTGTGTCTGCGCTCTCATTGACCGCCCAAACACCAAGCTCATCTATCCACATTGACTCTGATACTGGAGCACCGTCACCAATATAAGGGGCAAGGGCTATTTTGTCCCATGTTGCCCCTTCATATTCGCCAGCGGCGTATAGGACACTCTCGCTCTCAATCGCTAAATCTTCGTCTACCCAAAGACGCATAATTCCATCAAAATTAGCCGTCCCAGATGTAAAAGTATTCAACTTTATGTAGGATGTGATTTTTGTCCAAGTGTTTGCAGGGATGCTTACGCTGCTGGATTTCCATGTGTTTGCCGAATACCAGCCACCTGAAGAATAACAACTTCCAGAGGTTGCCCCTGTTTCTGCATACGGTGTATTACACTGATTTGCAGACCTGGCTTCTGTTACAGAGGTCAAATCTTGTGGCGGTGTGCCTTCAGTGTCATTTACTCTCATCATGTCTTGATGAGCGATCTGAGGGTAATTTGTATAAGGGCTGCTAGTATCTGCAAGCGCTTCAAAATAAAGATTACTGTTCGACCCTGCAAAACCCTGATAGGCCGTATCATCAGAAGATAGCACATGTATTAAGTGCGGGTGATACGCTTGCCCTGATCCTTGCCAGCCAGTATCATATTTAACATAGTATTCAATCAAAAATTCGTCTGTTTCGGCAGACAGATTGTTTCTGATTGCACTAAACCCTGTTGGCTGCGTCGCAGAGCTTGCCCACGTCCATTTCAGAGCATTACCTGAATAGCCACCAGCCTCTGTGCCTGTCGATGTTGTCCCATCGTACCAACTGCGACTTGTCCAGCTATCATCCTCGAAGGATTCAGAAAATAGACTTGTTCCTTTAGTCGGTATTGTTGTTAGAGGCCCAATCCTTCCGGTTGCCGATATAGCATAGTCATCAAAATCAACAGGATTACATCCAGAACCATCTAATATCCACTCTTGGTTTGATCCGAGAAGGATTCCAGAAATACCAGTCACGGAAAAACTATCTCCACCAAAGTCAACACTTTGCTCATCAATGATCTTGGTGTCATCTATCCACATTTCAGCAATGCCATCTGTTCCGTCCGTATCTATCTTTATATGTGCCTCGTAATAATGCCATTGACCATCGCCCTCTAAATCACTATTATTCATGACGGTCGCCCAACCCTGTGAAGATGTTGGGTTTGTCACCGATCCCATCCCCTGCTTTGCAAAGACAAAACCATCAGCACCAGCCCACTCAACAATGACTTCAACGTCAGTTGAGAGTGGATACAAATCAATATAAAGGAGTTTGTCGTAATGTAAACCACTGTTTGGATCCCATTGTAGGGATGTTGGAAACTTCATGTACCACCTCACCCAAATCTCGTCTGGGTGGTCATCAAGAAGTACATACAGCCCCCCGCTACCATCGTTAGACCCTTGTGGACTACCACCATCACCATACCAGTGCCGTTGGCCTAACCCACCACTACCGTTAGGGTTGTTTGCCGAAGAGGTTATTTGTTCATAATTTCCGCAAGAGTCTGGCTGCCCAAGTGCTTCCTGAACTCCACCACAATCAATGGGGTTTCTATAATTTGGATCGCTCTCGTCTTTTGTCCACTCCGTACACTCAGTTTCATCGAAACTTGTTGACCACGGCAAGGTGACGCCAGCAAAAACTGTAAACGGGAAAAATAGCAGTATCAAATATATGAGAGCTTTATTCAGCATGGATGGCAACCCCTATCGCGACGTTACCTCCAGAAGCAGAAGTAAATGTTTTTGAAATGCTTCCTGACAAACCTGTTTGGTAGTATGCGCCGAGCGATGAACTGCCAGAAGAGTCATAACTTATCTGCGTCAATCCGTCATAATCACTCAAAGATATGCCTCCATCATCTGACCCAAAAAGACCTATAAATATATCAGCTGAAGAAGTTGTTACCGAGCCTGTGCTAACTGTCCCTGTCGCTGTGTTGGAGTTGTAGCCGCTTATTGACCAAGACCCTGATGTCTTTGAATATCGAGCAACAACAGCATTCAAATATGTCCCACCTGTTTGTCCAAATGTGTAATCAGTTGGCTCGCTACCAGTTGCAATTTTGTAGGCAGTTGTCATGTTTGATGATCCGTTAGCAATGCCACCAGATGTAATCTCTGTGTAGCCATCAAAGGTATCCCAAGCCCCTGACGCATCGCTCACAAGATAAGCAAACAGCAAATCGCCTTCTGTTGTACCCGTTGGTTTTGTCACTGTAATTGATTCAACACCGCTGCTGGTGGCATTGGCGGCGTAGCTTTCATAGGCTAAAGTAACGCTCCCACTCTGCGTACTGTTATTCGTCACGCTCCCACTGGTGATCGAAGCAAGGTCATCCCCTGCAGAGTCTTCCCAACCGTCCCCAGGTTGTGTGTAGTCAACGTCACATGTATCGCCGCTATTAACTGTCGAACCGAGGGTATAAACAAGCGTGTCTGTCGTATCTCCGCTTGAGTAGGTCATGGTTATATCTGTTCCGGCTGTCGTACAATCGAGATTCCATCCACCATTTCCACCAGTACCGATAGTGATTGCTTCGGACGCAAGCAAGGAGATTGTCGCTCCGGTCGTTGGGATTGTGGCGCTGGTCAGCGTTGGTGGTGTTGGTGTTGGATTCGACCAGTCGGCAAATGTGACCGGGTAGCGATCCCATGAGTCTGTTGATTCGCAGAGATAGATATAACTGGTGTCGAATGATCTTTGTCCGGTCGTGCAAGTATCATCACTGTAAGTCGGAGCTGTGACATAACCAGATCCAACAGATACAGCGTCAACCTCGTCTTTTAGCTCTTCAATCGCGGCTTGGACATTGGCCGATGTGATTGTCAAATAGGTTGTAAATGGCACTTCACCAGCATTCTGATCATCCGTCCCCGCTGATAAGGGAGCCCAACTCGATCCGTTGTAGATCTGGAATACAAACGATGAATCGAGGTAAACATCTCCAGCGGAGGGCGTGAATGTTGGCGCGATTGAATTGTAGAAATTAGCGTAATGCTCACCGTCTGAAGCGGAACTCTCAAAACTCGGGGCCGATACCGCACCGGTGAAAGTTGCTCCGGTTAAGGCTGCATAAGTGCTATCATGATTATGGCTCAATAAACTGTAAAGCCCGGCATGATCTCCCCACCCGTAAGCTGCGTCCCAATTAGACTCCTGTGTTAATGTCGGAATGGCATACGTTGCCCCGTCAGCGATATCGTCAGCCGTTAAAGCGGCGATAGCTGCCGTTATTTCAGAGTCACGAGCGATGGCGGCGGCGATAGCGGCATCATCAATCAGGCCATCATCGTTGATGTCGTAGACGGATTTGAGCATGTCACCAGAACCGCTACCGGCTTCATCCCTGACCTCCTGGATTGCTGCTTGTACGTTTGTCGCCGAGATACTGCCCTCCGGGGTAAACGGAACACCCGCAGCCGACTGGT